GTCGAACATCATGACCGCCTCGCGCCAGTGGGCCACTCGTCCGTCGGACGAGCGCTTCTTGGATCTCAACGAGCTTCACAGCGCGACTCACGAGTCCCGTAGGCTCTCCGCCGCGAAGGTTCTCTCGCATCGCGACCTTCCTCTTCGACTACGTGTGCATGAACCGCATCGTGTGGGGCGCCACGCAGTACAGCGAGATCAAGATCCGCCACACGTCTGGCGCTCCGGCTCGCTTCATCGAAGAAGTTCTGCCGGCGATCAAGCGCTACGCGGCCGGCTCGGACACGTCGATCAAGGAGGCGATCGAGAAGGCGCGCGCCGCGCGGATCGGCGACGAAGACAAGGTGCGTGACTTCCTCGCGAAGCGCTTCACGCGCACGCAGGCGGGCGCGATCATGATGGCCCACAAGAACGAGGAAGGCCGTCCGATCGAATCGCTCTGGGACGCGGCGGTCGGCGCCACTGCTTACGCCCGCGGCGTGCAGTACCAGAACGAGCGCGTGGACCTCGAGCGCGAGGCCGGCAAGATCTTGGATCTCGCCAAGTAACTTCGGAGCACGGCGCGGGGGACTTACACCCCGCGCCTTTTTCCGCAACCGGAGAACACCCATGAGCAAGAACAAATACCACATGTCCAAGGCCGCCGCGCTGCGCGTCGCGTGCGAGATCGCCACGAGCGGCGAGACCTCGAGTACGCGAGCGCCGTGGACGAGCTCCGCGCCAAGATCCGCGAGGCATACAACGCTTGCCGCGACGCGGGCCTCAAGTGCATTCGTGCGATCGGCGCCGAGCTCCGCGAGAAGCTCCGCGGCTTGGAGCACTAAGATGCCAATCAGTTCCGGAGATCACGGTCCTTCGTACGAAGCTCCGCCGAAGTCGAGAGGCATAGAGCGCGTGAACCCCGACCGCATCCTCAACCACGCAGGCGCAATCGGCTTGCTCTGCGAGTTGAGCACGCGCATCCGCCCGACTCTCGAGAAGCAAGACGACCTCGATTCGATCGAGCGTTGCGTGGCCGACTACTGCAAGGTCACGGGCGGCAGCTACCGTCGCGTGCTCGATCGCATCGAGTACACGCCTCCGAGGCCACGGTAATGGTCCGCGCACGCTACAAGGTCGATGCGAGTCCGCTCTTCCGCGCGATGAAGCGCGCGATCCGCAACGAAGTTGCCGAGCCCTTCTTCCGGATCGGGCCGTTCCAATTCACGTGGTGGGAATCGGCGCGCATGCGCGAGGGCGGGCGCATCCGCAAGGTGCCGATGATCCACGTCGCGTATCAAGGCAAGTACGTAGGCCGCATCGAAGCCGATCGCTACCTCGCCGGTCCGAACGTATTCGACACCAAGGAGGCACGGCGCGAAGTCGCCGAGCAGATCAAGTTGATTGTCACGCACCCGCGGAAAGCGGCGGCAGCGGAAGCCGCAGTTACGCTCAAGGCGAGCGGCTCTCCGCGGTGTGCGTGTTGTGGCCGGCCGCTCGCTGGCGTCGAGGATCGACGCAGCGGCGTCGGCATGATGTGCTCGCGCAAGTGGGGTTTCGCAAGATGACCGAGCGTTGGCGCGTAATCCGAGGTTACGACTATGAGGTATCTGATCTCGGGCGCATTCGACATCATGTTACGAAACATGTCATATCCGATTTCGAGGGCATGTGCTCATGCTTGTTCAGTGGGCACAACTGCGAAGAATTAGCGTAGGCACGCTACTTACTCGTTTTCGACGAGGCTGGAATACCAGACGCGCTTTGACGCAATCTGTCCAGAAGAAATCGCGCCGCGGTGGTGGAAACCGGAAGACACACCCCATTTAACCAAGCGTGGGGCGAGGAGTGGGCGACCCCCTCGAATTGCACGTTCGAATCGTGCACGCGGCACCATTTTTCTAGGAACGATTTACTCGGGAACGGTTTTGCTATAACGTACCCCTCCCATACAAGAACAACGGGGAAGGGTTCGTGGGGAGCCTCAACCCGCACTGCCAGAAGTGCCCGCTACACGAGACTAGCGACATCGTATGCCTTGCTGGCGAAGGTCGGCGCGGCGCCGAGGTCATGTTCGTTGGCGAAGCGCCCGGTGCGGAAGAAGAACGCGAAGAGCGACCGTTCGTCGGGCCGTCCGGCCGGCTGCTCCGTGATCAACTCAAACGCGCCGGCATCAAAGACGTGTTCATCACGAACACGGTCCGTTGCGTCGTGGGATCAACGGCGGTAAGTTTTCCATCGCCCCCCACGGTAGGGTACAAACGCTATTACCAGGGCCTTCTCTTGACGATCAAGACGGCCTCGGGCAACGAGCTGGCCGTCACACCGAATCACCCGATACTCACGGCGCGTGGATGGGTTCGCGCTGAGGAGTTGCGCGGTCGAGATGACTACGTTCACTGCTTCGGGCGTAACTCTGGTACAACGATTCAGCCACAAGTAGACGACCGCCCACTTCTCGCGGAGCAAGTATTCAGTACGCTTGCGCTTAGAAGCAGCTCGTGCCGGGTTGTTGGTCATCAAATGGATTTCCACGGCGACGGAACCGATCGCGAAGTCGAGATTGTAAGGGCCGACAGCGCATTGTTCTCGGAACACGACTTTTCTCTTGCGCAGTTCAGAAGCGAACCAACGATCAGTAGCTCCTTGTTTGCCCCTCGTCTGTTCGGCCGTTATTGCGCTAGTCTGCGCTCGTTTTTTGATCGCCTCAGGGCTCCACAGCCGTCGATTAGCATAGGCAGCTTGGCGCGCTGGCTCCGAGAGGGCCACACGTTCTTCAGTCGTGAGCTTGCTCCAATATTTTTTCAGAGTGCGCCCTGTATCTGCGACCAAAGCAGCATCATGGTAGCTGCGGGCGTTGTAGCCGGCAGCCTTCAATCTAGCGGCAACAGTTCCATCACTAACCCCGAGAGCAACGGCGATCTGGCAGAAAGATTCTCCGCGCTTAAAGCGCCCGACCAAATCATCGAGATCCAATCGCAGTTTTGGGCGGGCCATGTCTACAACTTCTCAACGCCGGGGGGGTGGTACATCTCGAACGGTATTATAACGCACAACTGCCGGCCACCGAGCAACCGACAACCGACTGCGACCGAGATCTCCGCGTGTCGTGGCTACCTCGCGGATGAGATCAAGCGTGTCAAGCCCAAGTATGTTGTGGCGCTTGGCGCAGTAGCCGCGAAGACGCTCTTCGTTGGCAAGTCCAAGGTCACGCAACACCACGGCGCCTTCGTGGAGCCCACTGACAAGCACCCCTACCGCGGCTACGTCGCTTACCATCCTGCCTTCACGCTGCGCGACCCTAGCAAGTTGCCGGCGTTCACTCAGGATCTAAAGCGATTGGCCCGTGCGGTCCACGGTGAAGAGCGAGCTCCCGAGGCGCCGTGGTCCCTACTGCGGCGCGGCAACCTGCGGAAGTTTCTGCGCGAGTTCATCGAAGCCCCGGAGTTCTCGTTCGACCTCGAGACCTCGGGCTACTTCATGCACGGGCCAGGCGGCTACATCAACGCGATGTCGATCGACCTCCCGCACCGCACGTGGGTCGTGCCGTGCATGGACTACGATCCAATCAACAAGCGGCACAAGCACACTCCGTGGCGCCGCGGGAACGCCTTCCTCGAGCTCGTGAAGCTGTTGGTCAAGATCCAACGTGAGACTGCAAAGCGCTGCGTTGGCCACAACGGCAAGTTCGACAACCTCTGGCTCCGCCGTCTGACTGGCTTCTGGTTCAAGCTCACGTTCGACACGATGCTTGCGAGTCACACGCTGGACGAGAATCGCGAGCACGATCTCAAAACGCTCGCGCGCACCATCCTCGACGCGCCCGAGTACGACCTCACGCCAAAAGAGAAGAAGGGAATAGTTGTACCGCGCAAGCTCTACCGCTACGGCGCTTACGACGCCTATTACACGCGCAAGCTCAAGGAGATCTTCTACCGCGAGCTCCAAGACGAACCGGAGCTCCACCGGCTGTATCACAAGCTGATCATCCGCGTCGCGCGCTCGATGGAGAACCTCGAGATGGTCGGCAAGACCGTGAATCTCGAGAAGTGGGACGCCACCACGATCGACGTGCAGTCCGAAGTCATCTTGCTCGAGATCGAGCTCAACAAGATGGTAGGAAAGACCATTAACTGGAATTCGCCGCCGCAGATCGGCCGGCTCTTGTTCGATGAGCTCGGACTCGAGGTCACGCAGTGGACCGACGGAGGGGCTCCGTCCACGAGCGAAGAAGCGCTCTTCGATCTGCGCGACGAACACCCCGTCGTGAACAAGCTGCTCGAGTACCGCGAGCGCACCAAGTTCTTGGGCACATACCTGCACGGTCTGCGCGAGTATATGGTGGGGCAAACGCTCTACATCCCCTACAAGATCCACGGCACGGTCGGCGGCCGCTACAGTTCGCCAATTCATTCGATTCCACGCGACGGCACCATTCGCAACCTCGTCGAAGCACCGGACGGTTGGGATCTCTTCGTGGCCGACATCTCACAGGCGGAGCTCCGCTTCGCTGCACACTTGTCCGGCGATCTCGAGATGCGTCGCTGCTTCAAGAACAATATCGACATCCACTGGCGCACGCTCATGTACACGCTCGGCCAAGGCTACATCGGCACCGAAGAGTACGTGGATAACGTGTGGGGCACGGTGAAAGCTCTCGGCAAGCGTGTCAACTCTATCGGCGATGCGTGCGAGGTCTTGCTGCTCGCCGGCCACGATCGCTGCACCGAGATTTGGAAGGGCTGGAAGGAAGGTCGCTACCGCGCCAAGGCGCTGAACTTTGGGTTTTGCATCGCAGAAGGGCAACGTGTACTGACTCACGTTGGTCTAGTACCAATCGAACAAGTGCAGGACTGGCACCTTGTATGGGATGGCGTAGAGTGGGTATCCCATAAAGGAGTTCAATTTAATGGCTACCAAGAAGTCATCGAATATCAAGGGCTCAAAGCAACCCCAGAACACGAAGTCTGGACGATGGGGGGGCAGAGGCTTCCCCTTTGGAGAGCGGCATCCGAAGGCCATAGACTTGAGAAAACGGGAGCGGGACTTACAGCGTTTCCCTCTAGGGACACTAGTCGTTTTAGTGGGAACGATTCGTCGCGTCGAGAGATCGCGGTTAGTGATCGACGTTACTTGCACAGCATGCGAGAAACGACAGACGCTTCTCGTAGACAATTTATGGGCGAAGAAGACAACCAACTGTCGCTGTCAAAGAGCCAAGAAATACTTCGATCCTCGATCCGAAACTCTTGGAATGCGCTACGACACCATGATTCAGCGCTGCGAACGCGATACGCACGTTTCATCGAATCGCTACAAAGGGCGCGGAATCCAAGTGCTCTTCAAATCGCGAGAGGAGTTTATCCGTTGGGCGTTGAAGAAGTACCCCAACAGCGATTTCAAAGAATTGGTTTTCGATCGACGGAACAACGACGGGAATTACTCCAAGGGCAATCTTCGCCTGACAACCTACAGCGTCAACAATCGAAACAGATTAAGGTCTACGATCTAATCGACGCGGGGCCACGTCACCGTTTCACAGTAGAAGACTGTCTCGTACACAACTGCTACGGGATGTTTGAAGACAAGTTCATCGAGCTTGCCAAGACCGACTACGAGTGGGAGCCCTCATGGGACGAAGCGCACTCGATGCGCCAAGGCTTCTTCGATCTCTACAGCGGACTCCCCAAGTGGCACGACAAAGAGAAGAAGATCGTGCGCAATAACGGCTTCGCACGGATCTTGTCGGGGCGTCGGCGCCGGCTGCCGGCGATCTACTCCAAGGAGAAGTGGATACGCGCAGAAGCCGAGCGCCAAGCGGTCAACATCCGCGTGCAGGGATTCATCGGCGACTACAAGTCCATGGCGCTCGTCGAAGCGGACGATCGGCTGAATCCGCACGAAGCGAAGCTCGTCGGCGAACACCACGACGCGCTCCTCGGGATCGTGCGCAAGGACTGCCACGATGTGGTGCTGCCAGTGGTGCGCCAGATCATGAAGGCCCCCGCGCTGCTCCGCGCGTTCAACATCAAGCTCGACATCCCCATGAATTCGGACATCGAGCTCGGACGATGGGGCGCAGGCGTCAAATATCAAGACCCAGAACAAAGGAGAGCTGCGTGAGAGTCAATCTATACAGAGAAGAAATTACCGACCGCATGAAGATCGTGCGCAAAAGTACCGAAGCTGGCGACTTCATTGGCGTGCGCCTCTTCATCGAAACCCCCGTGACACTTCACAACAAGCCGCAAGCAACGCAGATTGTGCGCGGGCCATACATGCGCACTGACGGGGATGACGATTCAAGCGCCGTGACCTTCTGGGCACTCGCGTCTGATACTCGAAAGCTCCGTGAGATGTTCTACAAGGCATGGAAGCTCCTCGAAGAAGAAGGCGCGTGACTTGGGGTTTCCACGAACCGGAGCATGCGTAGATTGTTCGTCTTCTATACGACAGACATGCGGACGGCACCTGTACTGCGTCAAGTGCAAGTACAAGCGCCGGCTCAGAGCTCAATGGCGTTGGCGAGTCAGAACTGGTTCTATCAAAGACCCAACGAGGGGCGAGCCGCGCAAGAATCCGAAGAACTACCGCGGGGCGAAGAACCCCAACTGGCGTGGCGGCGGCATAGACTGGCAGCAACGACAGTTCAGAAAGAAGCGCTGCGATCGTTGCAAAAGTAAAAAGAAATTAGAGCTTCATCACAAAGACCGAAACCGAAGCAACTGGAAACCGAGTAACTTGGAGACGCTCTGCGAGAGTTGTCATCGTGACGAGCATCTCCCGTCCCGAGTCAAAGCAATCAAAAGTGCTGCTTCTCGAGGGCGCTACAGGAAAAACCTATGGCTGAACGCAATCACACATCTCAAAGCGAGATAACTCTAGGGCGACGCTGTAAAAGAGCGTGGAAGTACCGTTATCGCGATCGACTCCGCCGCAAACGGCCGTTCCGTGCGCCACTGATCGGCACCATCCTGCACGAGATGCTCGATCACTACGTGCGGGCGACGAACGACCCAAAGTTCGAGAGCGACCCGTGGAAGGTGTTCGCCAAGTACGAGAAGAAATACAGCGAGCTTTTCCGCGAAGAGCGCGAAGAGTACGGCGACATCCCGGCGACCGTGGAGGCCGTGTTCGAAGGCTACCTGCGACGCTGGAAGAACGACGATCTCATCTACGAATCGACCGAGGTCGAGATCGAAGCGGAGCTCATGAAGGGCGTCGCGCTGCGCTGCAAGCTGGACAAGATCGTTACGCAGCGCAAGAGCGGACTTCGGTTCCTCACTGATCACAAGTTCCATGCACGCATCCCCGACGCGCAGGATCGCTTTGCCGACATCCAAACGTTGCTGTATTTCTGGGCGTGGAATCTTACGCACTCGAAGGAGGATCGGCTCGCCGGCATCATCTGGGATTACGGCCGCATGAAGGCGCCCGCGATACCAGAGCTCTTGAAGGGGGGGGAGCTCACTCGTCGCTCGAACATCGACACTGATTCGTTCACATACATGCGCACTATCCGCGACAACGGTTTGAACGCACGCGACTACAAGGATATGCTCGAGTCCCTTCGGGGGAAGGAAAATACATTCTTCGAGCGCGTGACGCTTCCGTCACCGTCCAAAGCGTTGGTCGAGTCCGTCGTTGAAGATGCCAGGATCACGGTGCGTGAGCTCCGTGCGCTTCCTGACTACACACCACGCGATGGCATGTCCATGTTCAACTGCCGCGGATGCGAGTTTCGCGCCGTCTGTGAAGCGGAGCTTCGTGGGCTGGACTTCGAGTTCGTAAAAAAGCGCGACTACGTGATCCGTGACGAAGAGGAGAGGGAATTTGCCAACCAGGGGGCGGATTAGACGTAGAGGGCTATTCAAGTGGTACGCGGAAGTTGACGTGTACCACATCGACTACTCGACTAAGCCTCCGCGTCGGACTGACAGGCTTGCTCTCACAGCAATAGAAGGCCCGTTCTGGCGAAAACGTTTAGCCGAACGTGCTTCAGAGGAACTTGCAAAACATCAAGCTGCCTACGAATGGCGATTGGGAGTCATATGAAAAAAATCATCCGCAAAAAAGAAACGACCAAGCTCCCGCGCGTCGTGCGCAACATCTCCGACGTGGACGACTTGAGTGAGAACCACGTGGCGCTCTTCTACGGTAAAGCCGGCCGCGGTAAGACCAAGACGGCCGCGTCGTATCCGAAGCCACTCTTGCTCCTCGACATCAACAACGAGCGCGGCACCAAGACGGTGAAGACCGTGAAAGGGCTACGGATCGCACGCATCACGACGTGGGATGACTTCATCGACCTCTACTGGTGGCTGCGCGAGGGCCAGGACTACAAGTCCGTCGTACTTGATCAGATCACCGGCCTCCAAGATCTCGGCATGACCATGATCCGCGACAAGCACGGCAAGAGCGACGACGACCTATTCACGCAGAAGAATTGGGGTGAGCTCTCCGGCGAGCTCAAGACGTGGCTCCAAAACTACCGCGAGCTCTCGGACCGCTACAACATCGTGTTCCTCGCGCACGAGCGGATCTTCGACGAAGACCAAGATGCCGAAGCTAGTGATCTTTCCCCGTCCGTCGGCGCGCGCGTGATGCCGAGCGTTGGCTCCTTCATCGACGGCGCCTGCGACATCATCGGCCAGAGCTTCGTGCACATGCGCAAAATCAAAGAGGGCGGCAAGACCGTGCACGATCCGCAATACTGCATGCGCATCGGACCGCACCCGAGTTACATCACCAAGATCAGGCGCCCGCCCGAAGCGGGGCCGCTCCCGCAATATATCGTCAACCCTTCCTACCAAAAGCTAGTTGCCATCGAGAATGGTGAGGAAGCATCTCAACCCTCGAAGCTGAAAAGGAGAAAGTAATGGCAGTTCAGTCCCGCAGATCTTCAACCAAGAAGACGAGCAAACGCCGCGCGTCTCGATCGGTGGACTTCACCGATGTCGAGAGCGGTGGTCGAACCATCACCGATGGTTGGGCACGCGGCCGCGTCAAGGCCGCAGTCTGGAAGGAGTCGCAGTCGTCGGACAACGAGATGATCGAAGTCCAGTGGATGGCAGAGCGTGGCAAGGAGAAGGCGACCGTGTACGACAACATGGTCAACACGCCAAGTGCGCTGTGGAAGATGAAGACCATGCTCGAGGCGTGTGGCATCGAAGTGCCCGAAGGCGCGATGGATGTCGATGCCGGTGAGCTCGTCGATCTCGAGTGCGACATCGAAATCGTGAACGAAGAGTTCGACAACCGCGATCGGCCGCGGATCGTCGGCTTTGCCGAGACCGGCACGCACACCGAGGATGGCGGCTCGCCCAAGGAAGGCGCCGAAGACCCCGAGGCTGAGGAAGAGGAAGAGGCTCCGAAGCGCAAGCGCAAGACCTCCGAGAAGGAGGAGGAAGAGGAGGAGCCGGAAGAAGAGCCCGAAGAAGAGGAAGAAGAGGAGGAGAAACCTTCCCGCTCCAAGAAGCGTCGGACCCCCAAGGAAGAGGAGGAAGAAGAGCCGGAAGAAGAGGAAGAGGAGGAAGAAGAGGAGGAGGCGCCCAAAAAGAAAACCAAGTCCAAGATCCGCGCGGGCGCGAAGGTGAGTTTTCGCGATGGAAAAAAGACGCTCCGCGGCGTCGTCAAGTCGATCGAAGACGATCAAGTGCTCGTCGTGATGCCGAACAAGGACGAGTACGAGATGTCTTCAGAAGAGGTAACGTTGGCTTAACGGTATTATGGGGCCTAAACCCAGATCCTTAAAAGTTCGGTTCTGGGCGAAGGTCCGCAAAACGCCAACATGTTGGCTTTGGACGGCGAGTCTGGCTCATGGCTACGGTCAGATCTCGATTCGTCGCTCCAAAGCCGATTTTGCACATCGAGTCTCTTGGCAACTTCATTACGGGGAAATTCCCGAGGGGCTTTGTGTATTGCACAAGTGCGATACCCCTAAATGCGTTCGACCAGAACATTTGTTCTTAGGCACACGAGCCGAGAACGTTTGGGACTGCCAACGCAAGGGTAGAATTCGGAGCGGGGGTGTTCAAGGCGAGAAAAATCACAACGCTAAACTAACGTCTATATCCGTTAGATACCTACGAAAAGAAATAGCCAAAGGTAGCACAATTAGCTCTCTTGCGAAGGAATTGCAAGTTGATTGGAACGCAATTAAAAGCGCAGCAACAAGGCGTACATGGAAGCACGTCGCATGATCCTAACGAAGCTGCGCAAGAATCAAAAAGAAGCGGTCGCTAAAGCGCTCAAGTACTACGGCTTTGCGATTTATTCACAACAGCGTGTGGGGAAATCTTTGGTCGCGCTTGCTATTGCAGACGAACGCAAGCCCGACATTTTATTTGTAATCTGCCCGAAGAAGGCGATCCAAGTCTGGCGCAAACAGCTAAAGGAACATCTCAAGATAGATTGGAAGTGCTCGGTCATCATCGTGCACTACGAGATGCTCTCCCGCGACGCGAAGGATCGCCGATGGTACAGACACAAGTTCCGTCATGAATGGCCCGACAAGACGACCATGATCATCGTGGACGAAGGACATCGCATCAAACGCCGTGGCTCGATGCAGTCGCGCATGGTTCGTTCGCTCGGAATAATGTCCACGTGGCGTCTCCTACTGAGTGGTACGCCGCTCGGCCAAGGCCGCGAAGACGTGTGGGCGCAGTTCGATTTCCTCGCGCCGGGGCTGCTCGAGTTCGAGTACGAAGACTTCCAAGACGAATATCTCAAGCTCGGCGGCTACAAGAAGCGAGAGGTCGTCGGCTACAAGAACGTCGAGAAGTTCGACGCGATCTTTCACTCCCGATCGTTCCGGATCACGCTCCGTGAAGCACAGATCGAGGCCGGCAAGAAGCCTTACCGTGTGCTGCGGCGGAAAGTCGAATTCGATTTGAAGCCCGAGACGCGCGTGATCTACGACGAGCTCGAGAAGGAGCTTCGTGTCGTGGTGCGCAAGCGCAAGGTGAGCACGCCCCTCCTCATGACGCTCGTGCAGAAGCTACAACAAATCGCGGGCGGCTTCGTGATCCATACCGAGCAAGTTTACGACGAAGAGACCGGTGAGCCCAAGCTCACGCCCAAGGGCCATCCGGTCATGATCGAGGAGATCTTGACGGTCGGCCGCGAGAAGCTCGTGAAGCTTGGCCAACTCTTGGCCCTCGACGCCGTGTTTCGCACCGAAAAGTTCGTGATCTGCGCACGCTACACCCACGAGCTCGAGCGGATTGGGATACTCCTCGATCGTATGGGCTACACGTGGAAGCTCGTCTCCGGAGCCGGAGCCTTCGACGGCGAGTTCAACACCGATGCCGTGCTGTTACAGATCCAGATTGCCGAGGCGATCGACCTCGCGTTGGCGCCGAACTATATCTTCTACTCGTGGAATCATTCCTACATCAACTACGAGCAATCCAAATTCCGCGTGCTGAGCTTCGACACTAAGCTCGTGCGCTACTACTACCTGATCGCGCGTGACACCGTGGACGTGGACATCTACCACGTCGTAGCTGAGAAGATGAAGCTCTCGACGTACGTGTGTGACACGTACCGACGAAAAGCCGCGTGATCACGGTCCAGAAAGCCTTGGTGGCGCTCCGCAAGGAGTTTGAGCAGCCGATGCCACCGCCGAGAATTCCACCAGAGGAGAAAAAACGTCGTGTCAGAAAAAAGCGCAAAACCAAAGGTAAAGCTCATAAGCCTCGCGGATCTCATAAAGAGGTCGGCCCTCGACATCACGCCACACGCCGCAAGATTGCGGATGATTAAGCGTGGCATCAAACGCCCCGGCAAACAGTGGCGCTTCAAGCCGGGTTCGTCGGTGCTCGCGGCCGCAGCTAAGGCGATCAAGACTCCGTGAGCGAGAAGACGTTGTGGGGGTATTTGCGTGGGCTCGTGCCGATCGGCAAGTACACCCGCATCGAGACCGGCGAAACAGGCCCCGGAGTCCCGGACGTGTACTACCGGCTGCAAGCGAAGAAGAACGGTTGGATGGAGCTCAAGGATTCGCGCACACCGAACGCCGAGATCCCATTCAAGACCGAAGACGACGGCCTCCACACCACACAACTCGATTGGATTCGCGATGAAGTGCGAATGGGCGGCACGGTGTGGATCGTCGCGCGTGCCGGCACGCTCGTCTATTGGGTGCCGGGGCGTTTGGCCCCTCGCTTCAACGGCAATCCCAACCTGAGGCGGATCTCGTCGTGGGTGTTGAACGGTCGCACCATCCGCACCGAAGACACGTCCGCGATCCGTCGCATGCTCTGCGGAGAACTACAGTGAGTGACATCGCGCTATGCCTCTACCGCCGCCCCAACGGCTCGTACGCCTGCACGGAGTGCGGCGCCGACCAACTCCTCTGCCAGTGCGCAGAGCCAGGCGACGCCGCGCACAAGCGGCTATGGTCTCGGGAGGGAAAGGTAGCGTCGGGGCTGTGGCGCCAGCTTCAGAACGAGATCTCGACGCACCCGTTCGCGCATGACTGGATGGCCGAAGCAACGTTGCGCATGGCGATGATATTGCTCAAGCTACGCGAGCACAGCACCGTGCAAGGTACGACTTCGACCGACATCCACGAGGCGTGCGTCGCGGCAGCGAGCGCGTGCTTGATGCTCTCGCTCTACGGAGATCCGGCGTATCCGTACGAAGCAACGACCGTGCACGATCAAGAAGCCGGTTAGTCTTCGTCGGCTCCGGACGCGCTCATGAAGCGATTGCGATCGAAGCGCTCGTTCGTGGTCTGCAAGTAGTCGGCCATGTCCTTGGCGATCTTCTTCGCTACGGGATCTTTCGCACCGGCTGCTTTGCCCGCGTCGATATGGGACTTCATGATGTCGGCGATCGACTTGAAGTGCTTTCGCGTGAGTCCCCCCTTCGCGAACATCTGCACGCCGCCGCTCGGCCGCTTCGGAATCGCTTGGAGGCGATTCTGTGCATCGGCGAGTGAGCGATCGGCCACGTTGAGCGGATTGCCGAAGTTGCCAACGCCGCGCACCGGACGCCCCATTCCCGGACGAGCAGTCTTCGGCGCACGTGCCGTCATGCCGAGCGGTGCTACGGAACCGCCCATCGCCTTCTTCACTTTCTTTTTGTCGGCGTTCATGAACTCGCGTGCGACGGCGCGCGTCGGACCTTCGACGCGATCGGGCTTGAACCCGTGAGCAACAGCGCGCATGAACCGCGCCTGCTTCTTCGTCTTACTCGGCATCGGACCCCCCTAAAAGGTTGGCAATCATAGCTTGGTCGTCTTCGTCAGGCTCGGCCGACTCTTCGTCGTCGAGATCCATTGGTTGTTCACGTTGTGCGAGCTCGATCAAGATGTCGGGCGGAAGTAGGTGCCGGCGTTCGCGCTCTTCCGGTGTCGCGGCCTCCCACGCCTCTACGCCGCGCTTCGCGACGCGCCACGGGTTGTCACGGTCCATGTGCTCGAGCACGGCTTCCGTCGCCTTGGGCAAGCCCATGGTGAGCGCGGTGCCCGCCGCGGTGCCGGTGAGGTAGTTGCCGAGCGACGGCTCAATCGTCGGCGAGAACCACTCCACGGCCGCGCCGGGGATCTTGCCGAGCTTCTTGAGCAATGCCGGCGCCTCCGGCAGCATCCGCGCCAGAGGCCCCAAGGCGCGCTCGGTGACGGCCTTGCCGACACCACCAGGGACGGGCACTTGAGCAAACATCGTGCCAAGGGCCTCCGCGGCGTAATCCTCGACGCCGGCAGGGTCGCCAATGCCTTCCTGAGCTCGCAACGCTACGTCCAGCGCTTGGGAGCGCTCGGAGGCCGCTGCCGAGGCGTCCGGCCCGTGGCCGAAGGTAAGGAGGTCCGGGAGGGCGATCGTCTCGTCCACGATCCCCGGCCGCACGGTGCGCGCCGGAGGGAGGTATTGCTGCGCCTCGGAGTTGAATTCCCACTGATCCTTCGGGGCATCCCAATCGCTGTAGATCGCACTCTGTGGCTTGCCGGAGGGGTCGAGGCCCGTCCACTGCGTAGCGAAGCCGTGGCCCAAGTGCTTCACGAGATCTTGGAGGCTCGAGAGCTTCCGACGTGCCACGGGGGGCGGCCGATCGGGGCCGGCGATGTGCTCGGCGAGCTCGCGGCCGGGGTAGTCCACTTCGCCGCCCTCCGCGAACTTCGGCTCTTCGGCTTGGGCCTCGTCGTCGTGGCCACCAAGAAGCATCGCGCCTGCGGCCGCGCTCCACACCGGAACTCCCGTATCCAAGATCTTCTGACGGACTTCGGGCGTGAGCACGAGCGCCGGGAAAGTTTTCGGTTCGTTTAGCACTTCACTGCGGGAGCCGTTGTCTAGCTGATAACCGATCTCTTCCGACATGTAGTTGATGATGTCGTTCCAACGATCAGTGAGATCTCCCTTCCCATAAGAGGGCGATCCGTGATCGCGCTTCCAATTAGAAATGGTGTCCCACAAAAACTCGTGATCCATGCCGCCGGGATCTACGAGCTTCGCAGTGCTCTCTAATGCTTCAATTTGTTCAGTGTCGATGTCGCCGGGATGTACCGGGGTCGTAAACTTCCACGAATTGTAGAAATCAGCGGGAGTTTCGTACTCGGCCTCGCGCATCCACTCGGGGCGGCGGTCCTTAGACGAACCGACAGGCATTTTGATGTCGCGGACTTCCGTGCCGTACTGACGCGCGAGCGATTCGAGCTCGCTGCGATAGAGCTTGTCGTAGATGAACTGCATGCCACCGGCACTCTCGTCGTCTTCCCCCATGCCGTAGCGTTCCATCTGATCTTGACCACGCACGATCGCGAGGTAGTCTTCGCCATTCTTGGCCGCGTTCACGAGTTGCTTGCGAAGCTCGAGGCGACCGTACTCCTTCGGATCTTTGAACGGTGCATCGGGCGGCTTCTCTTCCTCGACGCCCATGCGGCGCACGAGGTCTTGCGCTTGAGAGAGCTTCTCGTCGTGCGTTTGGTACTCTCGAGAGTCACCAGACACCGAAGCATTCATCTCACCACGCACGGTCTCGTGCTGGCGCTTCAGATCGTCCAGCATTTCTTGCGACCGATAGCCACGACGCGGCCGCGCATCGTACGCCTGGTTGACTAGCTCTTGACGCTCTTGCCCCAATTGGATAAGCAACGGCTCGATTTCGTCCCGCTCCTTGTTCGTGGCGCGCTCTTCCTGCGGCGTCAATACGCGATCGAATAGCTTCGTGCTCAGCGCTCCGCGTTGACGGTATAGATCCGCTTCTTGAAGCTCGATCGAGCGGTATTTTTCCCAGAGGCCGGCGTCCTTCAATCCTTGACGAAGCCCGTGTTGCGATTTGAAGTCGCCAGTGCGCTCCGCCGCTTTTTCATGTAGATCGGACTGGATCTCTTCGACGAGTCGCACTTTTCCTAGATCTGGAACATCATGTTGTGATGTACGGGACCACGACAAGGTGTTTTGAGCGAAGTGACTTGGATGAGCTAGTCCTTTCAGGTTAGTAATTGATTCGGCGTACTCCGAGTTAGGGGAGACATGTGACAGTCGTGCGTCTTCGTATTGCGAAGGGCTATACGCAGGGTTGTACGCCTGCACGCGGTTAGTCCCGAGATTGCGAAGCGTGTACCCTTCCTCGAGCAAGCGCCGATCCCCCGGCGCTAACGTGTTGATGTCGCCGAGAGCCTCGAGCTGCTCGATCGTGCGTGCACCTTTATCAGAGTCAGTCGCAAAGCCTAAGTGAAACTCCGGCCGCTGCGTTCGGATTGCTTCTAGGAGTTGTTCCTTCGTCAGTGACGCAGGTGGACCGTCAGTGCCAAAGGTCGTGCGCAGAGGCCCCTCGAGTGCGTATTGGAGCTCCTCCTTCTTCAACGGGAATTGCATACCGTTGCGCTTCAACATACGGCTGGGTTGCAGGAAGCCGCGCCACTGATCGACGGGAGCTCGCTCGAACGGCGCTTGCTGCACGAGCTCGTCGAGAGTGGAGAACATACCGCGCTGCGGCGCGAGTGCGTTCGCGTACTCCTTGAGCTCGTCCATCGCCGTGCGTGCGGCAGACGCTTTAACCTTTCCGCCTTTCGCGTAGCCAGGCTTCTTGCGTTCGTCGATCACGTACACGGGAACGGCGTCCATATCCTGCTCGAGCCACCACGCGAGACGATGGTTGCCGTCCGCGAGTTCGATCTTGCCCCTCGGATTCACACGCACCTTGAGCGGGGGAACACCACCGCCCCCCCGACTAGCCGCTTGGAGCTCCTCCCAATCGTAGCCGAGCTCGCTCGCGTCGAAGTCTTCGAGCTCCCCTTCATTCGGGGGCGCCGGCTCAGTGGACGGCCGCCCATGCTGAATGCCAGACCCTTTCGGTTGTGGTAGATCTGAAGGTTTCACCCAACGCATATAAACGGCGCCTTTGCCCCGTCCGTAGTCCTTCATGATACTTTCGTGCGTCGGTCGCTCCGAGTCTTGTAGGTCTCGGTTGTGCCAATCGACGTTAGGCGTGCGCGCGTCGGGCGGGGGATCGGCGTCGCCGAGCGGAGTGCCCCTCAAGAGATGCTTCACATCTTCCCGAAGTTGCCCGATATTCGTACCCCATTTTGGTTTGCCGCCCTTTGCCACGGATCACTCCTCGTCATCTCCGGCAAGTGCGGCCGCTGCGGCGCCGGCAGCCGCACCCAACGCGGCGGCGCCAGCACGACGGCCCGTGCGGTACTTCATGAATCGTGCGTGAGTGCCCGCACGGCGTGCGAAGTTCGCAAGCTCCACGGGATCGTTGCGGCGGAGCACTTCGAGCACGCGCTCTGCTTCTTTGTCGCTCATCTTCGGCCGATCCGCGATCACGCGCAGCGCCCATGCAGTCGGGACGCCCAACGGCGACACGAGCGCACGCACGCCAGATGCCGCCTTGTTCAGCATCTTGGAGCCCTCGCCCTCGGCCGCACGTGCTTCTATGCCACGCTCGCCGCGGGAGATCGCCACTTTGCTGCGTTCGAAGAGCTCCGCTTCACGCTCGAGCGCGGCCTTGAACACGCGGAACTCCCCCTTCGAATCGAAGAACGGTTCCAGCCGTGCCACCGTGGCCGGCGAGCCAATGATCTTGCGCGCGGTGTTGGCGTCCGTGGACGGTGCGGAGATGAGCTCGTGCAACCGTTGCGCCATGCCCGTGCGAAACGCATTGCGCTCGGCGAACGACATCGCCTTGGCTTGTGAGGCGAGTTCCTCAGGCTGGAATTGGTGGAACACGCGGCCTTCCTCGAGCGCGTCGCGCACTTCGAGATCTCCGGCGTATTGCTTGCGCGCCGCGCGGTACTCCTCCGGAGCCGCCGCATCCACCATCTCGACGTAGCGCTTGCGAGCTCGGCGCAGAGCTCGGCCATAGTCGGTAGGGCCGCCTTTCTCTTCGCCTTGAATCTGTTGATCCCACCCACGCTTCACGAGATCCAAAAATTGGAGCGACGGACTTGAGACCAATCCGATCGCGTCGGCTTTGCCGATCGGTGTGTTTTCGAGCTTGAGAATGCTCATCGCGTGAGCGATGGCCTTCTGGCCCTCGTCCGTCTCGAGGAGTTGCCGCATCTCCGGCGTCTCCTTGATCGCGGAGCCTTTCTCGTACGCAGCGTCGTAGAGCGGCTTCGCCTGCGTATAGAGGTTGTCGTTCAACTTGTCGAGATGTTCGAAGTAGCTGTAAGGCTTGAGGCCCTTGTTCACGCGCTCTTCGACGCGATCACGTCCCGAGTCATGCCGCTTCTGCATCGACTCGAGCTGACGGATCGCTTCTGCCGGCGACGCCGCGAGCAACGCTTCTTGCGAGAGCGCGCGTGTGTGCGGGCCGCCCATGTCGCCGAGCTCGAGCGGAACACCAGCACGTTGCCCACGTTTCAGATCCGCGACGGCCGCGTTCGGGTCCACCATGTCGTTCTGAAGCGACCGGAGAACAGTGCGCTCGGACTTGCCCACGCCACTGCCAAGGCGCGCGGCCGCACGACTGCCGAGCTCCTCGGCGCCTACGCCTGCGGCCGCACCGAGCGTGCCTCCGGAGAGCATCGGTAGCAACTGCATGAGCTGCTCGAGCATGTTGCGCGACTGCGGCGCTTGTATGGCTGGCGCCTCTTCCTCCGGAGCGTCGGGCGTGACCACGGTGCCATCGCTGAGCACGACGCTGCCACCCGTCTGATAGTGCCGCTTGATGTGTCCGCCACGAGCGCGTTGCTGCGGAGCTCCTTGCTGTTGAATGAGTTGTTCGTACTCCGCCCGCTGCTCCGGCGAGAGTTGGTCCGGGGTCTTCGGCTTAGGACCGGCGTTGTTGCCTCCCTCGGGGAACAACGGATGCGCCGTCGCCCACTTGCCAAGCTCGTCGTAGAAGAACTCGTCGAACGTGCCGTGCGCCTTCTTGTATTCGCGCGCGAGCGCGGCGACCTCCATGTCCCGCTGCGAGAGCTTGGCAGCGGTCTCGAGGATCATCTTGCGGCCCTCGGGCGTTTGACTGAGCCCCGGCGTCATCTGCGTCAAGAACTTGCGATCTGCATCCGACATGGCTCCCGGCATACCGGAGCCGCCCGATGGGTTGCGGTTCTGCAAGGCGAGTGAGCTCGCGATCGTGAGCGCCGCCTGTTTCTTGTCGAGATTGGGATCTACCTTGATCCCGAAGTAATCTAGCACGCTCGCGACATCGGTCATGATCGGCGTGAGCCGGCCCGTCTCGATCCCCTCGAGCAAGTCGCCCATGCGATCGAGCTGTGTCAATCGTTCCTGCGCCGGCAGCACCTTGTCTTGTAGCTCTACGTATTGCTTACCGATGCCCGTGCCGATCGCCTCGGAACTCTTCTCGCCTTCCTTTGCGCCAAGCTCTTTGACGAGCGTGGAGAGCGGGATCTGTGCGCCTTCGACTTCTGCGCCTTCACTGTCGATGCCGACAAGCGTTGGCACGCCGTTCACCGTGCGTACGGTGTACTGGCCTGCACGGCTCTTGGTGCCCATCTTCACGCGCACCGCGCGGTCAATCTCCTCCGGAGTCATGTGCCCAAGATCAGCGAGTTTCTTGAACGCTTCGTAGTCCGCAGGGCTTCGCGCCGTCGATCCGGACAAGAGCTTCGCGAGCAGATTCACGCGGCCCGTCTTGTTGATCTTCTCGAGGCCGAGCTGCGCCGTCAGATAGTCTTTGTCGGCACCGGCCATTGCCGTATCGAGTTGCGAAAGCGAGTCGTCGCGGTTGCGATCGAACTCGCCCTTCTCGCCCGCGTACTTCGCGAGCGCCCCGGACATCTGGCCGAACGACTCGCCGATCTGCCCCGTGCGCGTCGGTGAGCCAAGCGCCGCGGATGCTGCGAGCAACGCCTGGCCGGGGTTGTAGCGCTCCGCCTGCAAGCGCTCCTTCGCCGTGCGCAGCGCCGCGCGGACTTGATCCGCCTGCGAGCGCATCTGGCCCATGATGGCCTTCTCGTTCTCGGACGGCTGCGAGAACTCGTTGAGAAGCTGTTGCGTAGGCGACGCCGTAGGCCCTGCCACTTCGTCGTCAGTAGTATCGTCGTCCGCGACGAGCTCCTCATCGTCGAGTCCCGCCAAACCCCCTTCTTGGAACTTACGCCGCACGCGCATACGCCAACCTCAGTGGGCCACCACCCGCGTAGTGGATACGGCCGCCTCGCTTCAAATACCCGTACCCCGGATTCCCTCCGGCAGTCGCATTGCTGCCGGTCTTCTTGCCACCGCCGAACAAGTTCACGAGGCCGGCGATCCCCGTCGCGAGCGAACCGGCTTGCGCGAGCGGCGACGGCCCCGACACCGTGCTCGGCCCCGTTTGAGAGGTCGTCGTCGTGCGATCGGTCTGAAGCCCCTGCAACAATTGCGCGAGCGCTCCGGCTTGTTGCATCGGGTAGTCGCGCTGTTGCGTGAAGTCTTGGTACGCGAGATCCGCCGAGCGCTGGTTCTGGTTTTGCTGCGTGGCGCCGATGTTCTCGAGTGCGGCTGCACCCGTGAGCCCCATCTGTTGCTGGATCTGCGCCAACGGGCCTTGCATGCCGGCGAGCTGCACGTTGCGCGACGCATCGTTGTTGAAGATGTTCGCCGCGTTGTTGTAGCCGGTGTCGAGAGCGGCCAAATTCTGCGCGTTCAAGCCTTCGGTGAGATCTCGCACGCCACGATCGACTTCGCCCCGGTAGGCAGACGAGCGCGTATCGTGGCCCATCGCACCAAACTTCGACTCGACGGCCGGCATGAGCTTCTCGCGAAGCGCACGCTCGGTGAGCTGCGCGTTGCGATCGGTGACGTTCTGGGTGTATGGACTCATGTACTCCGACGCTGCACCGGGGAACGTCTTGCCCGCCTGCGCGAGATACGGGGCGGCCATCGCCGTCGGACTCGGAGCGTTGGCGACTTGATCGCGCACTTGGCCGAAGGCGCCCACTTGATCTGGCGTGAGGCCGGCGATCCTCGGTCCGGTGTACGGCTGGTACGGCTGCATGCCCGCCGCCATTCCTCCGGAGAGCAATTGCTGCACGTAGTCGGAGAGATATTGCGGCAGTCCTTGGACCGTCGATCCTGTCGTCGTCGATGCCGGAGGTTGGGTGCCCTCGAGCAAGAAATCCATAACGCCCATTTATTCTCTCTCTAAGAGTTTCAAAGCCTCTGGATCTCGAAGCAACGGCTTCTTGTTGCGTTGCGCTGATTCGTAGCTTCGTAGCACGTCGGACTGCGGCTTGAGCTTGCGGAGCTCTTCGATGATCGACCGCACGCCCTCCGGATCGCCCGCGCGTTGTTTGAAGAAGTCGTCCACGAGCGACGGGATCTTACCGCCCTTGGCGAAGCCTTCGCGAAGAAATTGCGCGCTTCCCGGTGCCGTCGTATTGAGCTGTTGCTCGAGCTCCGTCACACGAGCCCCACTATTGAGTACCGTCTCGAGTTCGCCTGCGAACTTCGTGAGCGATTCGACGGCACCGCCTCTCGACTTGACCACCGTGAGCTTCGGCGCACCGTCCGGCTTCTTCATTGCGTCACGGAAACGTTGCACCGCGGCGAGTCGAGCCCGCTTCTCGACGTCGGTGAGCGGCGAACGAAGACCGCCTTCGCCCGTGACGATGCGTTCGACCCAATCGCCACGGATGCGCCCCCCCTTGGCTTTGTGGATCGGCTCGCCCACGAGTTCGTCGATCTGTTGCTTCGCTTCCTCGAGCGTGCGCGGCGAAGAGATGTGCGAGCCGTCCTTCGAAATGTAGAACTGCCCGTTCGGCCCCTGCATCGGCGCGTGCTTGATGAGGTAGCCGCGGTACGCCTGGCTCAAGTCGCCGCTCGGTGGCTTCACCTTACCGCCCTTCGCTTTGCGGAGATATTCCTCGGGGCGCTTTGCGTCGGCCGAGAACTTCCCTTTCGCGAGTTGTTGGCCCTTGTGCTTGCGGATGTTCGAACGGAGCTCGTCGAGGCGGCGTGCGCCTTCCTCCGGAGAGCCATCGCCGAGGAGTGCGACGGTCTCGGCGTCCATCACGTATTCGTCGTTCGAGAGCTTCGCGTCGATGTCGTCCGATCGACCCGAGCCTATGCCCTTGATGTAGTGTCCCCCGCGGCGCATCGGCGGCAGCGCGTTGTCGCTGAAGAATTGGTGCTCGCCGCCGTTCTGCCCGTACGTGAAGTAGTCCTCCGGTGACGGGAGCCCCGTCACGGTCCTATTGAGCGGCAGGCGCCGTAGCGGCGGCGACGCGAGAGCGGTAGGCCCTTGCGTCGGCCGCTCGCCGTGCGAGCCTCCTAGAAGAGCCAAGGCACCCGCCCCGGCGCCGGCAATGCGCCCCCACGCCGGAGCTCCGGTGTCCGGGTTGGTGAAGATGTTCTTGATCCCACCCCACAGCCCTCCGCCACCGCCGCCTCCACTGCCGCTCGGTGGGCCTCCGCCGCCCCCAGGGATGAACCCGCCGATGTCGCTCGCAGTGCTCAGCACGTTTTGCGCGTCGCTGCCTTCGGGCATGAGTTGCGAAAGCGCCCCCGCACCTTTGGCACCCAACGACAACGTGTTCATGAGACTGCTCCCGCCCCCGCCTCCTCCACCTCCGATGATGCTGCTCAGCCAACCGGGCGTGGACGCTGCGGCCGCGGTAGGAGCTGCCGCTGCGGCAGGAATGCTTCCGGAGACGCTCCCAAGACTCTGCCATCCTTGCCCAAGGAGATTCCCAACTCCGGTGCCGCCACTGGTGGCGCCGCCGCCTACAGCACTCAACCCGCCACCGCCGCCGCCCGCACCCGCGCCGAACGCTCCCATCGCGCCGGCTATGGCAAGAGGCGCGAGCAAGATCGCGGGGTGCTCCGCGGTGTAGTTGCCGATGCGACTGATATGTTCCGTGATCCACGGCGAAGAGTGCGCCGTCTCGGCGTTCCGTTCATTCATGAACGCGGTCCAATCTTCAGCCGGAATTCCATTCTCGACGGCAAGATCTTGTGCGAGCTGTGATTGGCCCCCGAAGTTCAAGTTGCTCAAAAAGTCGCCAAGCGGATCGCCCGCTTGTGGGACGCCTTGTGGGAACAAAGACTGACCCATCATGTTGGCGTTCTGTTCTTGCGCCGCAAGACGATCGGCGAGATCTTGCGAGACCGCGTAGTTGTTGTAGTTACTCGGCATCACTTCACCATCGACATGACTTGGTTGAACCGATCAGCCCACACGCGCCAATCGGCGAACTGATACGGATCAGGAACCTCCGGCTGCGCGCGCCGTGCGTTCGCCGCCCAATCGCGCCAAAGGTCGATGTCTAGCAGCGTGAACGGAGGAATGAGCTCCGCCATGATCTGCGTAGTACGATCGAACCACTCGAGGCCGTCCATCTCTTCCGGAGCGATCGTCGTTGTCACTGCGTCACTCTCGAGTCGGTGGGCTCAACATGTCCAAACGTCTCACCCATCTGGAAGTTCCCATCTAGTTCGTTAGTAGAGAATTTGAAGCTCATGAGCCGACGATTCTCTTTGAGGGGCACCGTTTGTTGACCGGCATTAGCTGCGGTCTCTGGAATCGTAAAGACCTCGCTGTCGTAGACCGTAGAGCGTGAGTTCGCACGGCCCCGCACGGTGAGTTGTAAGTTTCCCGCTTGTACGAAATCCGGCTCCATGCGCTCGATCCGAAGTTGCTTGTTCTCCGCGCTCTCATCCGAACCAACCACCGAGAACTCGTGCGTCTCGAAGTGCGCCGGGATCGGCTGAGTGCTCGCCAACCGGACGCGATTGTAGCCGGTCTCGTGTTGCCACAGATCGAAACCGTCCGGCCCCTCATCGACGCCCGTCATGAACGGCTTGTTGTAGACCTTCGCGTAGATCCCGTCGGTGCGGCCGCCGTCCGGAAGCACGGTGTCGTACCACGAGTTCTCGCGAACGTTGTAGACGACGGCATGTGTGCACTCGGTGGCGTCGCCGAATGGGAAGCACCACCAAATCTCGCCGTACCGCGGCACCTTGTAGGCGTAAACCTTCTGTCGCTGTTGGAAGTTGAGGTTGTCGAAGAAGTAGTTGACGTTGAGGTTGTTCGCGATCTCTCGCACGACACCGTTGTACATCAAGAACCGATCGACACCGGGCCAGTAGAAGATCCCGTCGTACTCGACCACTCCTCGACTCGAGAGAATCGAAGTGTCGTCAGTGATGGTGTCAAAGTCCCACAAAGGGAAGTCACCCCCATCCACTCCCTGGAACGTCATCTGCAAGAGCGAATCTAGCGACCACAGAAGCGCTGAAGGTACGCCACTGCCCCTAATTCTTTTACCGACGATAATTTTCTGTTGCGTGAAGTTGCCCCCCGCCTCGGGGGGGATTACGGCGTTCTCTTTGCCCCATCCGACGAAGCCTCCGTTGCCGAAGGATACGAGGTAGTTGCCGACGACGATGACTCCACCACTGACTTGATCCCGCCCCGTATCCGCGAGGATACCGCCCCCGGTGATGTCTCCGTACCAGATATTGGCGTTCGTTTGATTCGATATATCCACGTTCTCGGCCGCGTGAGCAACCAGAACGGTAGAGCTCGTCGCTGTATTCCAGATTGCATCGAACTGCCAGATGTTAGCGGCGCTCGCGACGAGCCCCGCGGGAGTACGATCGTTGTCCGCCGTGACGGCGCCCATCGAGTTGAGAACGCGCTGTGCAAGCTGCGATGCGCTGCCAAGATGAAAGTATTGTTGCGCGTTCGCCGAGAACGAGTGGATTCCGTACACGAGCTCCGGAAGGTCTCTAGCTACGGAGAGGTAGCCGCCCATCTTGCGCGGTAGCCCGCGTTGGAAGCGCGTCCACTGCGCATCGACGTAGTAGTCCCCCTCGAGCCGCGTGCCGTCACGCTTCACGCCGGGGAGCGAGCGGATCTTGATGGGCTTCGCTGCCATTTAGTTCGTCGCCGCAACGAAGGAAAACGCTTGGTCACTCGCCGTGCCGGCGCCCGCATCGGTGATGCCGATGAAGAATTGGTTGCCGTCGTTAGCCGAAGTCGAGTAGCCCGTTCGATTGCCGGCCGAAGCGAATACCGACATGCCAATCGACAAGCGCGTCCCGTCCGCAAGCCCAAGGTTGTGTGTGACCGTGTACGCCCCGGTGCCCGTGCGTGCAGCCGACCATCCTGCGTGCGAGAAGCGATTCCCCGTCGTGCCGTCTGCACCGACGTAGCCGCGATAGAGGATGTTGGAGACGACCGTCGGCGGTGCGTCGGTGACGAGCAACCACAGTTGCGAGAGCACCTTGATCACGTAGCCGCTGTAACCCGGTGGGATGACGATGAAGTCGCCCGTACCCGTGGCATTACCGTGTCCGGTTATATTGTCCGGCCCCCCGATCGCGATCGTCAGAGCTCCGGAGGCACTCGGGTTGCAGAAGCCGATGTACGTACCGATCTCGAACGCCGTCGTGCCGTTTGCCGGAATCGTCAGGCGATGCGGCGTCACGCTGTCGTGGTACGCGATGCGCCAGCTATCGCCAAGAACGAGCGTGTAATCTGCGGAGAACTGCACGTTGCCGGTGAACTGCGGCGTGAGCCAATTGGGGTTGTTGACGCCTCCGCCGTTGTTCGCCAAGAACTTCAAACCCGACGCGCTGTTCTTCGGAAGTCGTGACCACAGATTCGCCGCGGAGCCGTAGAGGAGATCTCCTTGCGCGACTGCACTCTGATCAGTGCCACCGTTGACGGCGCCAAGCACGCCCGTCACGGCTGCCGACATCGCGAGGTTCACGGCGCCGAACGCAAGTGCGTTGCCGGCGTCGTTGATGCGTAGCACTTGGCTTGCAGCCCCCACGATGGAAGCCACGTTGGCAACGGCGGCTCCGGCCACACCGAGCACGGAGAGCGCGGAGCCTTGTGCGAGGTTCGCGTACGGCAAGCGCCCGGTCACACCATTCGTGAGATCGACTTGCGCCCACGCAGGATTGTTGCTCGCGCCCGTATTGGAGATGTAGCGCGTCGCGTTGGTGTCCTTCGCAAGGATCGAGTAGACGTTCGCGGCGGAGCCGTACGGGATGCCCCCTTGCGCCACAGCCGTAAGCCCCAAGCCACCAAGCGGCACGGGGATGACGCCGGTCGTCGGATCTCCTTCCCACGCTACGACGTTGGTGCCGTCGCACGAGAGGATCAGCGCGTAGCCTTGTGGCACGACGACGCCCGTGCCGGCGAGCGTCTTCACCGTGAGAGCGAACGCGCCGTTCGTCTGGTTGTTGCACCAATACTCTTGCACGCTCGCCGGTACGACGACGTTGCGGGCTCCGCTGAGCGCCCCGGTGAAGCGATACGACTTCCGATCGAGCTCGGTGCCGGCGAGCACGTAGTTGCCGGTGCCGGCGACGTTGATCGACGTGTAGTCGAACTCGCCCGTGGTGCCACTGACGAAGCCGATCGTGTAGTAGTTGGTGCCGTCCGTGATGATGATCGACGAGTCACCGGGGGCATAGACAAGCGACGCGGCGCCGTTGATCAGCCCCGCGGCCGGCGTAAGCGTGAGATTGCCGGTGCCGCCGTTGCGTACGTAGGTGAACCAATCGGAGCCTACCGTCGCAGGGTTCGGAAGTGACCATGCTCCGACGCCACCCGTGAAGACGAACGCTTCGGCACGATCAGCATTCAAGATCGCAAGCGGCGTCGTGGGCGTGACGGTCGGTGCGATCTTGACGTTCAACGTGGTCGTGATCGCCTTCAGACCCGCGCCTGCGAGCGCGGCCGCAACCGCAGACGACGAACCGGCGCCGAACTCGAACGTGCGCCACGTGCCGCCTTGCGTCGTGTTGTCTTGCAAGTAGAACTGCCAGATTTCGCCCGACGCGACCGAACCGATGTTGTTGCCCTCGTTGTCGAGGATCGAGACGGTCTGTGCGCCGACGTTGTTGATCAGTGTCGATTGTCCGTTGCTCGCGTTGCGTGCGTCGGGCATCGTAATCGAGAGCCCCGCCGTCGCCGTGACTTCGATGATGTCGGCGAACACGTCCGCGTCCGGGAGCGCTTGTTCTACCGGCCATTGGAGCCCCACATTCTCGGCGATGTCGAGAATCAGTAGCGTGAGCTGCGCGGGGAAGATGTTCTGCCCGCCGAATACGTCGCTGTAGCTCCCCGTCACGCTTAGGTCTCCTTACGAGTGTCGGAATTGTCGATCTGCCCTTGCAAGTCCTGAGCTCCGAGCGACTTGAGCTGATCGCTGTACATCGTGACCCACCGCTGAAACTCAGCGTCGTCCTTTAAGAACGGCGCCGCTTGAATCAGCGCGCCATAGAGCAGCACTTGCGGCGCGTAGTCGGTCCAGAAGTTCTGTTGGTTCTCGTCGCTGAGCAACGGCAAGAGTTGCCAATACAAGACCTCGAACGAATAGCTTGCGACCGGCGTCGGTACGATGATCCAGTGCTGGTAGTCGTAGTCTCCGTAGAAGAGTGGCACGTCGCGCTCGTCGCGGTTTGGCCAATACATGTTGCAGTATTCGTACGAACGCGGATAAAGCGGCGTGCGATTCTGAAGCGGTGGTGTGCCGACGCCGAAATTGAAAGAGCACGTCTCGCGCCAACGATCGGGCTTTGCGTAGACGGCCGTGCCGGCGACCATCGCCGACGTGACGACGTTCTTGTTGCCCAAGATCTTGAGCTTGGTCGCGAGATCCCGCTCCGTGAGGTTGATCAAGCTCGGAAGCTGCTCGTAGACCTCCGTGTCTTCTACGGAGCCACGCTCGAGGTAACGGCGCATGTCCGTGAGCAGCGAATCGAACGTCATTGCAGTGGCGGGCACGACTAGCTCCTACTGCTTCAGCGTCGTCGATCGAGCGCCAAAGGGATTCAGATCCGATACCGAATTCGCTGCGAACCCTATCAGCGTCGCCGACATGAAGTTGAGCGTGCCGCTGTGGACGAGCGAGAGGAACGCATAGCTGTTGATCGCGAGCGTGGTCAAGATCTCTTGGCCGTGCGAAAGATACGTTTTGATCGTCGTCTCCGAGCCCTCCATCTTCGCGACCCCCCACTGCTTCAGCCCCGAAATAATCGAGCCGAGCAGCATGAGCACGAAGAGTACGATCGGGTTGTCGAGCCAGCCTTTCATCTGTTCGTTCGTCTGCGCCACTGCGGGGACGGCAATCGCGAGTGCGTAGAGCACCAAACACACGAACAGGACCGAAACGAGTCGCTTCTGCATGGCATCCTCCCTATCGAACAATTTCCACATGCGGTGCGTCCAAGAACGTTTCTCCCGGATCTCGGCCGGCGCTTCGGAAGTCGCCGTCCCAATCGAGGCCGAAGCGCAACTTCGTGCCGCGGTCGAACGCGATAGCCTGTATGATGCCCATGATCCGGCCGAAAGCGATGTAGTCACTCCAATCTATGGCGCGCTTGTTCGCCTCGAAGTACACGGGGCCTATGTCCACGGCGACGGAAGGCATCTGGTTGTGCTTGCCCTCTGGCCAGTGGAGCTTCGTCTTGCCTTCGACGAACGCCTTCTCTTGCGCCACGCGACCGCGGAAGCCCTCGATCACCATGAACGGAACGATCCGAATCCCCTGGTGCAGGATGCTCACGAGCTCCGGATCGATCGAGCTGAGCTTCTCAAGATCGCTTGTAGTGAACTGCGGCATTTACTTTTGATTCAGTGCCGCAAGTACCGACTCCGCCGTGCGTAGCTTTCGCTCGGCCGTGTCGAGGTCGAGTTGATCGCGCTGCTCCCAACACATCGGCCGTGGGGAGCAATTGTCCCGTTTGTAGCGCAGTGCCGAGATGCTAGTGACCAAGCTGTCGATCGTGCTCTCGGTGGAGATCTTCAACGCTTCGTTGATGGGCGTGAGCTTCGCTTCCATCTTCTTGTCGATCTCACCGGCCAACGCGCGTTCGGCCAGTGGCGCAGCCATCGCCCACACGGCCAGCAACGATCCCGCGACCGATGCGAGCGTCGAGAGCGATACCGTCAAACCCTGGTCCTTCGTCAATCGAACCCCCACGTTCGTATTCCTTTAAGGAATGGTGTAGTTGAAGCGCCAACCGGCAGTAATGCCGCAGTCCGATCCGGTCATGCCCTCGAACGTGTTGTAGCCACTGCCGGTGTCCGGCAGCGCGCGACGCAAAATGATTTGCGTGTTCGCCCGATCCGTAGTCGCGCTGCCGATCGCCTGCGTACCGCCAGTGACGATCGGAACGATCTGGTTGACCACGTTGCCGGTGTTGGCGGCTGGCAGACACACGGCCGGGATGTTCTTGAGCAAGATCTCATCGAGCGGACTTACGCTGATCGTTGCCGAAGAAGTCTGTCGGTACTGAAGTGAAACCCACGTTCCAGCGATGACCGTGTAGTTGATCGTGACATCTAAGAACGGAGCCCCGCCGGACTTCGTGATCCGGCACGTGAAGCTGCCAGTCACGATGTCGGCAAGCTGCTTCGACACGCCATTGATCCGCGCGAAGACTGCCGCCACGGTGTTCCACAAGTCTCCATCCTCGAAGACGGTCGGTGCGGTCCCCACACCCAAGTTGAACCCGGCTCGTCCCGAAGCCGTGACGTTGGACGATCGCGCGTAGAATTTCGCTCCTTGAGTGGCGACTACGTTCTCGGTTCCGTCGTTGGCTACCGAGAACGCCGGAATCACGTCGTTCTCGAGATCGTTGGACATGTCGATGCTGTCGCTAACTACGAGCCTCAGCAGATCGTTGAACGAGAACCCAAGCGCCGAGCCGAACGCGAGCAACATGCCCGCGTTTGGGAGATTCGCGAACGAATAGCTAGGCGCGGTCGGATCACCATCCGGAGCGAGCAACGGGAACGAAGCCGATCCACCGGCCGGCGCCCACGTTCCATCCGCCCGCAGGAAGTTCGTGGTGCCGCCGCCCGATGCCGGTACGCCACCCCCAAGGATCGACGTGAAGGCGGTGATCAGTGCTGTGAGCTGCGCCTGCGTGAGATCTTGAGGCTTACCCGTGCCGGCGCCGGCCGCACGGCCCTTTACCGTCGCTTGCGCCATGTCCGCGAGGTTGGCATTCGTGACTGGCACGATCGCGGCAATCGCTGCGGCCGTCGCAGCGGGAACAATGACACCAGATGCTAACGTAACGAAGGCGCCACTCGTCGTTTGCTTGACGGCTCCGGCAACGCCTTGTGCGACCGGGACGAGCTCGTCGCCGGTCAGAGCGGTAGCCGCGGGGAGCGCAGCGATCGGGATACCTACTACCGTAGCCACTCTAAACTCCTATCACAGTGAGGCCGACACCGGGTTCGACCTCGAGATACGTGAGCGTGCTCGTGCCAATCAGGAAGAGCACGGCGGTATTGGGCGCCACGGTGTCGAGGGGCGTATCGGGGCGAACGAACGGAAGCGTGATGTCTTCCGTCTGCCGCGCCGGCAAACGATATGGATCGAGCTCGTCGAGATCCGGTCCGCACACCATGAGCCCCGGCGAGTTCGGGTCCGGCTGTAATTCCGCAAGCGGGAACTTCTGCGAACAGCGCGCACAGATGCCGATGCCGAAGGTTGGCTGGCCGGTGGGGTCGATGAAAATCGGCATGTTACTTCGTGCTGGCGCGGTGCTTACCGCTCAAAATTTCAGAGACGTAGCCTTGGGTACAGCCAATCCTCTTCGCGATGTCTTTTTGGAACATTCCTTTCTTTCGTAGTGAACGTGCCTTCCTCACAGCACCATCCGTGATGTAAGTGCCACGATGATCCCCAATGTTCTCAGCCTGAGTACCCCACCGAAGGTTAGAGAGTTTGCAGTTCGTCCTAGTTGAATCGGGGAAGTGTCGAGCCTTATACCCCTCCGAGGGCGGCCCAACGAATGTCCTGAGCACGAGATCATGTACGTAGCGCTTCTCGCTCTCCTTTCCATCCCGCAAAGATACCGCCGGGTAGCCCATGACTAGCGCAGGTTCCAAAACCTTTCCGGGCCAATGGCGCAGTCCATGAGGCCCTCCGACTGTACGTGGCAGCGATCTGACCCTACCTATGTTGCTTACTTCGTACATACCTTCGTACTTGAGAATCGCACGCCATTTCTCTGCCATGAGCTTCTCCGTTGCTGGATATTGCTCATAGTATACTAACTAGCGAGTGTACATTCCGATTCTAGGCATCAACGTAGTGCGCGAGCCATCGGACTGCCCGTCCCATGCTTTGAGCCACTCGCGCTCGCCAACACCATCGAGAGTCGCGGCAAGAGTCGGATCTACATCTTCGTCCGTGATCGCGAGATCTCCGGCGAGCCGTGCGACCATCGCCATGTACCACGACTGCGGTATCTCGAGCTCTTGAGAGAGTGAACCCACGTCTTGCACGTAGCGGTGCACGTAGCAGACGAGTTGCCAGAACGTGTACGCCTCACCCGGCGCCGGCCACAAGCGCATGTAGGGCTGCGGGATCTGTTTGTCGTACCAATATTGAACGGGTCGGCCGAGGAATGATTTGTTCGGCAGATCCGAATATTGATCACGGTTGAGCGCCGCGCACGGGATCTCGCTCGGCATGTTCGCGATCACGAATTCCGTGACATTCAGGATCGTGCCGTCGGTCGCTTGCAGGCGGAAGAACTCCCACGCCTGCATGCCCTCGATGTCCCACCACTGCCACTCACCATCGACTACGGCGAGCTCTTCCGCGGTGTAGAAGGTCTCCCACGTTGCGCCGTCGTCAGAGCCTTGGACTTCGAAGCTCCACGTGCCAGTAGCATTTGGCATCAAGCCGAAGTTCGTTGCCTGCGTCGCGCTCTCGAGCTCGAGGTCTATGTTGCCGTCCGGCAGCGTTTGGATGCACGCCGTTTGCAGATCGTTGTCGAACGCATTTTCCGCGTCGCCTTCCGATGCCGACGCCGTACCGGAGAAGCGTTGGAGCTGCCGAAGGTTGACGTTCAAGAGATCGACGGAGCCTAGCGGCAGTGGCACCGAGAATGTGCCGGCGTAGAGCGGCAAGATTTCCTTCTGCACGGCCCACAATGCGATGCCGTTGTTCGCCATCGCGGAGAGCCGCAAGAAGAGAATATCGAGCGCCGTCTGCACGCGCTCGGGGCCGAGCGCTTGGGGACGAATGCGGCAACGACGATAGGCTTCTTCGACGACCTTCCTAGTCTTGAAGACCGTCGTCGAAACTGTTCCGCTAGTGGGCATCTCTCCTCCAATAAGATTCTAGGGCTACGCGCAATGGCGTATATTTTTTGATTGCCCGATAAACAGTATGACTACAAACCCCCCAGCGGTTCGCTAGCTTGTGAATGGACTCAGTGGTATGCAAAGCCTCTGCGATTTGAGGCATTGTAAGACGACTTTTAGTAGCAGATCGCCCTTTAGCAGAGCGGTCTTTATTGTTTTCTGAGACCGTCCCTATAAAAAGGTGCTCCGGTCTAACGCACTTGGGATTATCACATTTGTGCAATACACACATTCCCGCAGGAATGGCACCAAAATGAAGAATCCATGAGAAGCGATGTGCGCGAATATCCTTGCCGTTTAAAGTAGTTTTTCCCTTTCCGCCGTGGCACAACGCCGCAGCCCATTCCCAGCAATTTTTTGTTTTGCGGACATGAGTCCAGAAGCGATGCGCTTCAGAAGGGCTTACCACAGCCGCATTCAGGCACAGCACGCACCTACTCCTATAAGAAGAAAAGCGCCTACTCTTGCCAGCGGGCCCGACAGGGGGGTGTACTACTTGAAAACCGGACCCGAACTTACTTGCGGCGCATCTTACCCGAAGGCGCACACATCGTGCCGCCCTTCTTCGCTTTGACCGGGCCGCCGATCGCGCGTTTCGTTTTGCCGCCGCTCTTGAAGCCAGGACGCAGCGGCGTGCGGCCCCCCGACTCGGCATCAAGCTCGTTGGTCGGCTTCGAGCGACGCTCGAGCGCAGAGCCCTCGTCCAAGTCGTTCGAGTACACGATGCCGCCTTTCGCGTAGGCACGCCCCTTCGGTTTGGCGACGCCGCCGCGCGCGAGCCCGTTCTCGCGCATGCGCTTCTCGAGCGCGACTTGGCCGACGCCCTTCAAGCCACTCAGCGGACCTGCGGGTGCCGGTGCCGGTGCCGCCGCAGGCGGCGGCGTGTGATCCTGCATGATCGGGATCGACGCCCTCGTGTCGTTGTAGTCGTCCACGAGCTTTTGTTCTGCCGGTGTGCGCATGCTCGGACGCTTGTCCAAGATCTTCGCGATCGACGACGGCACGGAGCCTCCTTCGGCGAAGCGAAGCGGGCGAGCGCGCTCGTGCGATTTGACCGTCGTCGTAGCACGATCGGCGGACGAGCCGGTGAAGCCGAAGTCACTCGGAAACGAGAAGTTATCGACGTACTTTACGCCCATGTTCATTTCCTCTAGTTGAGGGTATAAGACCAACTGTTGGCGGAGGCCGCGCCGGTGAACCCCGCGCTGCGCGGAAACTTGAAGTCTTTGACGTACTTGACAGCCATTTTAGCGTGCCTCCAACTCTTCTACTCGAGCTTTCAGTTCCTTGACACTGTTAACCAATGCCGCGATGATCGCACGATCATCGACGGACCGTAGCCCGTCAGCCCCGTGGCCTACGGCTTCCGGAAAAGACTCCTCAAGATCTTGAGCCGAGAATGCCGCGTAGTCATTCTTGGTTTGGTCTAGTCCTGACTCTTTCGTGTACCCGAAGAGGATGGGATCAATAGTCTCTACCTCCTTAAGACCTTTACGGTACGGGCGGATGTTGCGTTTCACCCGCTCATCTGAGACCGCCGTAAGATTGCCGCTTGCGTCTGACGTGATAGCGCCTGACCCGTAACCGACGAACTGTACCCCAGTACTAGCTGACTTAGAGCCATCGAGTGCGATACGTTGCGTACCGCCGGACTGAATTCGAATGATCCCCGTACCCCCGCTCGACGCGATGAGGTCTACCGCGCAGCCCGCCCCCTGACAAGTGACCCCAACATTACCTCCATTTCCCCCTCCCGCCCCTTGTCCACTCCGAATGGTGATAGAGCCCCCAGTTCCAGAGGTAGTCGCCGATCCAGCATCAATTAAAATATTCTTCCCGTTGCCACTAGATACTGTACCTACGGTGATCGTACCTCCGCCGCCGGTAGTTACCCCATCTGTTCCGAGTTGAAGAGTGCTCGTACCTGCATTTCCGGCTCCTACTGTTGTTGAAGTATTCACCCCGCTCTCGGCGTACGTGAACCGGGAGCTTCCAGTCAGCGCGTTGGCCCCACTCCCAAACCCGACCTGTGTAGAAGTGAGCGCCGCTCCGCCGGCACTGTACGGCCCTACAGTCGCGCCGTTGATCCGCGCGAATAGTCCGGCTGTCGTAGTCCAAACATCGCCGTTGACGGGAGACGTAGGAGCGGTACCGGCTGGAACGTTGAGCCCTGCCCCGCCGGTGGCTGAGGCTGGTGTCTGAACTAGTCCCGTAGTGGTTAGAGTTCCGTTGATCGTCAGGGCGTTGGTATCGAACCGACCAAAGATGAGAGGAGTTGTCGTGTTCGAATTGTCAATGTAAAGACGGCTGCTATTCGTCTCCTGATTTCCGGCCTCAGCCCCGATAAATACTGAACGATCGCCGTTGTAGGTACTAGACCCGTCGACTCCTGATCCGATGATTACGTTACCGTTACCGTCGATGATCGAGGTTCCTGTGGCCCAACCTACGAGGGTATTGTCTATTCCATGTCGAAGGGCCAGTCCCGACTCCTCACCAAGAGCGATATTCTGCCCGCCGTCTGCATTGGCAACCTCGGCCAATGAGCCCATGCCGGCCCTTGATCCGATATAGAGTGAATCGTACCCTCTGTTGAATTGCCCCGCCTGCGTTCCAATGAGCACGAGATCGTTCGAGTCAGTCGTCGCATTACCGGCGAGCGCGCCTATAGCAAGAACGCCATGTCCAGTCGTCTGTGATGTCAGCGCCCCATCGCCGATCCCGACATTCAGTGTACCCAGCCCTCCGAAAGTGGGGTTGGTCAGGTTGGTCAATGATGGAGGCTTCTCGGTGCCTAGATAAATAGATCCAGAGCGTACGTTCGAAGCCGCGGTATAGTTCGCGCCGTCAAGCACCGGCGTGAATCCGGCCTGTCCGTTGGCATTAGGGATCTGGAGAGTGCCGTAGGTCGGTGCAGAAGTTCCGGACTTGAGCCCGAGTTGATATGCCCCGTAGACGTTGAGGGCATCCGTTGAAGAACTGTAGTTGAACGCCGCCTCAGCCCCGAACGCTCCAGCGTTGTTGTACTGGACTTGCGTCGTTGACCCGGCTGGAGTTCCGCCCGCCGCCTGGAAAGTCGGCGCCGAGCCTGCGCCGTTCGACGTGAGCACTTGCCCCGACGTGCCAGGTCCGGCGCCGCCGAACGACGTGCCGTTGAGCTTGAACTGCGTCGAGTTGGTCGCGCCTCCCGGTAATCCGGTGCCGCTCTGTTGCGCCGTGACGTAGGTTACGGCTGCGGCCGCGATGAGGATCGCCGCAGCGATAACACCGATGTACTTCTTCATTGTTGCCCCTCCGGAGGATCTTGATCGTCGTTTTCACCGCCCTCTTCCGCGGGGGGCGGAGTCGGGAAAATCTGTTCGCCACACTCGGTGACGGGCTCGAGTTGCCATTCGTCGGTGCGATCGACGGGCATCTGCGTGAGGTACGGAACTCCGTTGTCGTCGATGACGGTGGCGCGGAGCTCGTTGTTCACCCACAGGAACGAGAGTGCGAGGTAGCAAGCGTCCTTCGTGACGGAGCCGCCCTCGCCTCTGCCGACATACTTCAACTTCGTGATCATGAAACGGCGCCTCCTTGGACGATGCGCAAGATTGTTTGGTCGGCCGGATCGCCCACGGCGGTCTGGCGTATTCGAAATGCTCGCAAGGGCTCGTCGAACGTTGCCGTTGCATCGGCCACTGCGTTCTCCATGCCGGCGACCGCGTTCCACTCGGAGCTCCCGGCGTTGGGATCATATCCCACGGCCCAGATGTCGTCTTGCGTCCACTCGACGGTGTACGTCGGCGTGCCCGTGATCTTGGTCTGCAAGCTCACCGAGAACGGGTTCAGATAGATGTCTACCGGAATGACGGCCGAGTCTGCGACGCCAACGACTGTCTTGGTGATCGGACGCATGTGCTCTCCTCGAGAAGGAGGGGGAGTGGAAGTCCTCCCCCGCCGAACGTTACGCCGGGTCTGCGGACGTGAAGCCCGCCGAGCTCGCGTTGCCGTACCAGTTGTCGCCGGCCCCGCCCACTCGATACCCGCCCGCGATCGAGTAGGTGCCCGAGAGATTGTTGCGCGTGACTTGGTTCGTCCCGGTGCCTCCGGTGAGGTCGATACCTCCGGTGTTGCCGCCCGACACGGTGAATGCGCCGAAGGAATTTCCCCGGATGAGGAAGTTCAGCGCAGGCATCGTGATCTGGTTGGTGTTCGCCGCGAAGAAGTTGTCGTGGATGAACCATTGGTTGCACTGGATCGCCGCCAACATTGCGTAGGTCATGTTGTCGAACTGCGAGTAGCCAACCTCGACGTTGAACGGGATCTCCGTGAAGAGCCCCGCGACGCCACCGCGAATGCCGATGCCGGCGCCGCTGAACCGCATGCCCAAGAACTGAGCATGCGATGCGTCGCGCTCGAGATCTCCCGCGCCGGCATTCCTCACGATCTCCACGCACGCGGCGTTCGCATCGACCGCCGTAAACAGGAAGTTAGAGAAGCGCCAACCTTGCTGAAGAACTCGAAGCGAAGCCGTAGCCGCAGTCAGCCCCGTCGCGCTCCATTGAGATGCGGCGTACTGGCCCCCGACCGGCGTCGCGTCCGCGTGGCGCGGACGATTGCCGAGGCCGTTGATCCATACGTCGAACACGTTCACCGGGGTCACGAGCTGTTCGTTGATCTTCCCCCGGAAGTTGATCACATCGCCGGAGCTGAGCGTTTGGAACGCTCGAGCCATGGTCGCGAAGGGCGTCTGCGGCGAGCTTCCGTCGTTGCCGTTGCCGCCGTAGACCGTATCCACGAACCAAGTGTTGCCGATGACGCTGATCGCGCCAACTGACTTGCCTGGTGCGCCGCTCGCGACCCGACCCGGACCGCCCCCGAAGAGGGGGATACCGAACGACGTTAGTCCGTTCGGAAAGTTGGTCGTAGTCATAGAACCGTATCTCCTCTGGAAGTTTTAGACGCCGTGCGGGGAACCGAGGTCTTACGACCCCGGAGTACCCCACACCGAGCGAGGATCGGTCCAGCCCTCTTTGTAGCGCTCGGTGCTCTTGTAGCGCATGGAGTCGGTTTCGAAGTCGCCCTCCATGCTCTTCTGGATGCGCCGACGCATCATGAGCTGCAAGCCCTTCGGAGCGTTCGTCTGAATCCACCACGCTGTCGTGCTCGTGATGCGAGCCAGGTTCGCTTGCCCCTCCGACAACAGTCCCATCGACTTGACGGGGTTGATGTCGTTGTTCGCCGCGCCCGTGCGCAAGACGGACTTCAAGATGACCTCCGCCTGGAACACGTTGCTCGGCCCCGTCACGAGCTTCAGCGGGTTGAGCCGGATGCGCTTGCCGTTGTTGTCTACGGCGTTGCGGATCTGGATCAACATCTGCTCCACGGAGGTCTGCGACATGGCCGCCGACTGCGTGAGCAGATTCGAGAACGTTCCGCCGACGATCGGATGCGACGCCGAGTTGAGCGGTTGACCATCGCCGCCGAGATACGAGCCGTTGAACGCGCGGTTCATGACGTTCGCGCACAACGTCTCCTTGGTCTCGATCATCGACTGAGCGAGCCCTTCGGAGTAGATCGTACCGATGCGGATGTGGTCACCGTCTTCGACGAGGATCTTCGTCAACGCGAAGGCCAAGCCGTACACGCGGTACACGTACCGCTGCACGAAGAGCTCGCCGCCCGCGTCGTAGGTGACGGGAGTGCCGTCCGGAATCTCGGGCGCCACGCCGAAGGCGTAGAGCACGGGCTCCTCGTGGTAAGCGCGCGGAGTGCCGTTGCGCTCCTTGAAGATCTGCTTCCACTCGTCGGCGCGTTGGTCGTAAATGCCGTCGTAGACCTCGTTCAGGATCGGTTCGACAACCGACCGGAAGTCGGTACTACGCATGGGTGCCGTAGGCATGTTTGCTTCCTCCTAGTAGGTTGTGGGTTACACCGACGCGCGGTCGGCGACGTACTGGTGCTCGGACGGTTGCACCAGAACGATCGGGAAGAGGTCTCCCCAGTTGTTGTCGGGGCCGGGAGCGAGACCGATGACGCGCATACCGGCGTTCGCGGCGGCCGAGGCGACGTTGAGACCCATCGTCGCGAGGCCGGTGACGCTGTTTCCGGAAAGCGCTTCCCAGTCGTACTGTTGCCCGATCGCAGCGACCGACAGAGTGGCGTTCGCTTGGATCTGGTAGACCATCGCCGGATCGAGCGTGTAGTACGCCTGCACTTCCGTTGCGACGGTGTTCTCGAGCCAACGGTTGTAGTACGTGGGTTTGTTGAGCGCGTCTCGGTATTCGACTCCCGAGAACGCACCGAGCCAACGATCGCCAGCGGCGGCCGCCACCATGAAGCCAGCGGCACTCACGCCGACGGGGTAGCCGTTGTAAACGTTGACTGCGTAGGCCGACTCGATAGCCGGAGTCGGACCCATGGGGCGCAGCGTGCCGGACAAACTGTATGCCGGTCGCAGCCCAAAGGGCGCGTACGTCTGCATGATGCAAGCACTCCTAGTTCAGTAATACTGAACCCGGAGCCTTGCCGTCGTTACGCTTCGCCAGTGGCCTTCGCGAATGACGGGGGCTTCCGGGACTTGCCCAAATCGCCCATGCCTTCCGCCAGTTCGACTTCAATCCCTTCGTTGCCGCTCGAAGCGAGGCCCGCGGCCTCTGCCTTCATCTGTTCCACGCGCTCACGGATCGCCGCTTCGTCTTCGAGCGGCCGGTCGTGATGGACATGACGCATCATCTCTTCCCAGAGATGCAATGGAATCTTGTAGGCGACCATCTCGTTGATCCCGATGACGCCCTCGTTGGCCCCGGTCTTCAGGGAGACGTGTTCCCATCCGGGGTGATCTTCAGCGCGCATCGGCTCGTAGCCAATCAACATCCGTTTGTGAACGGAGTCTTGGGGATTGTTCGTCGTCAACCAGCAGACATGGTATCCCGGTATCTTGGGCAGATCCGGGAGCACGTCTTTCTGTAATTGCTTGCGAAACTCATCCAGCCGTTCGCTGTCACTGAACGTGCGATCTTCCGACACTACTCGGTCTAGTGCCCGATCACGACGTGCGGTGCCTGCCAGCTTCGCGCCTCGATTCACTTTGCGTACCATCTAGCCCACTCCCTTCAGCGAGCGTTCTTCGGATCGCGATCGTGATCGCGATACCGCTTCAAAAGTCGTTTGCCCTGCGGCGAGTCGATCTCGATGCCGGCCTCGGCCATGGCCTCGAGTCGATCGCGGCTCAGATAAACCTCGTTGTTGCCGAGCTCGCGATCTGCTCCGCCTTGGCGAAACCGCGGACCCGTGCCGTTCATGCGACGACCATTGCCGTTGCCTTTCCCGTTGCTGCCGCCCCCCTTGTCCTTGTCGCCGCGCACGTCGTCGTCCGCTTCGTCGTCTTCGCGGTCGCGTCCGTTCGTCATACGCTTCTTCAAGTGTGAGAGTTTCTTGGCGATGCGGCGATCGAGCTCGTCCCAGTACGCATCGGTAGAGGGCTCGAGCCTACGTTCGCGCATGAGCGTGTCGTCCAAGGCACCGACAAGAGCGGAGTCTTCGTCGCTACGCCGCGGATCGAACCACGGGTTGTCGGAGAGCCACTCCTTGGTGCGCGCTACTACGCGCGGGTCTGGCTTGTTCTTGCCGTCGTCGTCGGCCGCTTCGCCGCGGGCTTCCTGCTCGGCCTTGTAGTTCTCGAGCTGGCCGAGCTTGTCTCGCAAGTCGTCGCGGATGCGTGTGGCCTCGACATTGGCCGTGCCGTCCTTGTCATCGACCGCAGCAGCCATCGTGGCCTCTGCCTGTCGGATCGCGGCTTTGAACTGGTTGATCCGACCATCAACGGTCGTGACCTCGAGCTGATCGACGCGACGCGCGAGCTCGGACGTTGAGCGCTCGAGGGTCTCGTTGCGCGTCGAGAGGAAGCGGTTCTCGCGCTCGAGCTCGATGCGACGCGCCTCGTTGCGGCGTCGCTTCTCGGAGCGTGACTTCCGTTCCTTGCGACGGTTCTCGCGAATCGCATCGCGATCCTCGTCTTCGCTTTCGCCGGCCCGCGCGTCATCGCGGTCCGTGTCGTCGCGATCGTCGTCGCTCTCGCGATCGTCGTCGCTTTCCTCCCCGGCCGCTTCCTTGCGCTTGCCCTTCTTGCTGAGACCATCGTCGTCGGCGTGTTCGTCGAGCATACGCACGTCGTCGGTGACGATCGTGATCTCGTCTTCTTTGTCTTTGCCGTCGTTGTCTTTCTTGTCCGCCATTGGTCCGCCCGTTTACGGGATTGTTTTCACTTCAGATAAGCGACGTGTGTGAGGGGGTCGCCTTCGATGAGCCCGGCAAGATCGCTGTCTCGGAACAACACGAAGAGCGCAGAATCCGGCGAGTTCGGGACGGGGACTTCCCATCGGTCCCCGCCGTACTTGGGGCAACGTACGAAGTCCCCGACATCGCACCAAGCGCCTTCCGGCCAGGGCTTGTTGGTATCGCGGTCTTTGAAAGCGCCGGGTCCGAGCGCGATGACTTTCGCGACCTGAGTGTTCCAGAGCTCGGTCTCGCGGGTTTCCTCTGGAAGATGGATACCCGTTTTCGTCCGCGTCATTGGCGTCCGGATCTGCACAAGCACTCGAAAACCAAACGGTTTGACTCCGGCCGGAGCCACCGGGAAGGCGTGCTCGATGGAGTCGTATGCCAACGTCGATCTGGGAAGATCCCGGACCGAGAGAGAACGCGGGTTACTTTCTTTCGTCATTCTCGGTTTTCAGCACTTCCGCCAACAACTGCTCGGCGCGTAACAAGCCAGCCTGAACTCCGCATCGCTCGCCGTATTCGAACGCATCGCGCTCTCGCGGCTCTCGCAACGCTTCAAGTGCATGGTCAGCTTGAATACCCCAAAGCCCTGACAGGTAGCGGTCGAGAACTCTACTCCCCGTCCCAAGTTTTGTAAAAGGGGAACCCTTCGGCGGCTTCGTGATCGGTGCGGACACGGGAACGGTTTTAGTAGTTCGGCCGTTCCGGAGCGTCGCCGCGACCGCCCTTGTCCTTGATCGCCGGAGGAGCGGATTTCGACTTCTGATCCGTGGGCTTACCCGTGGCGCCGGCCTTGCCGTCCGGGATCTCTTGGCCGAGCAAACCCGTCATCGCGAGCTTCTTGTGCTGTGGCAGAAAACCCATGGTGATCTCCGTTTAGTGGGGAAGTCGGCGGCGAGTCTACACCCGCCGCCGCGCAGTTCACCATCCCTCGGCTCGAGCTTGGATCAGCGCTTGGCGCCCGAGCTCGGTGGCTTGAATGGGTTGTCCGTTGATGAGGTTCCCCGTGTAGACGGCTAAGCCCTTGCGTACGAGAGCGTCGCCTGCCTGGCCGCAGCGCGCGCCTTTGTGGTTGTTTACCATCCTCGAGAGGCGTCGAAGTTGCGCGTCGGTGAGTTTGTGCGTAGTGTATTTCGTGCTCATGGTTTCTCCTTAATCGTTGTTCGAGAGTGCGGGACCTCCGGGGAGTTGACGCTCCCCGGAGTACCTTTCGAGACTTACCGTCCCGAACAACATTATACCACAAACAAGAAAACTTTATTTACGGCTCGAACTGCGCGAGCTGATCGAACGGCACGCGGAATCCCGCGGCGTTATTGTGACCGCCACCACCATACTCTGCCGCGATCATGCCCACGTCGGCCCCGCCCTCGCGTGAGCGCAGAGAGAAGTTGCGGCCGTCCGGAGAGTCGTAGAAGCAGCCGGCAAACGCATGCGAGTAGCGCAACGGATTGATGTCGGAGTCCACGGTGTTCGGCAGCGGATGCCCCTTCACATTGCGCTCGCAGAGCATGTGCCCCGCGTCCGACGACAAGGTGTATGGCAAGTTCGCAATCGGCACGACCATGAACCCTAGATCCGCAGCCGTAGGACCATCGAGCCACGGAGCTCGGAATTTCATTGGCCGAGTGACGACGCGCGCGAGCTCGTCGATGTCCTTGAAGTGCTTGCGCTCGATCGCCTCACCGTTCGCCGCGAACACGTCGCGGTACGGAGCGCTCGCTTCGAACTCTCGTACGAGATCGCTCCATACCGAGAAGTTGTATGGGAACGAGAACAAGTTTGCTTGAATCTCGCGAGTGTACGGCAGCTTGAAGCGCCAAAGATCTCGATCCTCGACGTGATTGAGCAACATCGGCCGCGCGACGCCGGGATTGAAGAAATCCCACGCGAGGCCGGCGCCCGAGCGCTCCAAGTCGTAGATCGTGTAGATGCCGCCTGTCGAGTCTTCGTCGAGCGTATCCAAGAACGTTTCCCATGACACGTCCTTTGGGTTCGGCGCGGCGAAGATCCGATCCGCTTTGTCGGGTGCCAAGTCATCACGCGCCGTCTTGTGGTGATCGAGCACAAGCACGATGTTGCGGTTCAACGCGATCGACTTCATCACGTGGCGCTTGTACGCAAAGTCCACGAAGATGACGATCGAGTCGTAGATCTCGGGCGGCGGCCGCTGATACACGCTGGCATGGAACTCGGGACGACCGCCCTTCCGGTCCTTGAGTGCTTGGTTCACGACCCATGCGGCGCCGAAGCCATCCGCGCACGGATAATGAAAAATACAATGCACTTTCATTTGTTTTTCCTTTCTTGTTTGTAACCTTTGCGATTCTGAAGAAGATGTTCTACTTGTTGTTCTCGAGTCGCCCATCTACAGTTCGTCGGCGTGTAGTTTCCACGACGATTGGGATACCGATCCAACTCGTGCTCCTCTGAAGGGCATTCTCCCATATCCTTCAAAAAAGTTTCGTAACTGTTCCAGCGGGGGCAGATACGAACGTTCTTGTAGTGTTTGTAGTCACGTCGTTTGGTGTTCTTAGACAGACATCGTGCTCGCATAGAGCGCCAAATGCGATAACTCCGAGGAAACTTACCCTTGCGTGCGGCTCCATGAGATCGTGCAGGTCGATTTGAAAAAGCGCATCGACGGCATTGGGTCGAAGCGCCATTGCGCAGATGAGTAGCTGACACAACATGCTTCTGCCCACAAGCACATCGACAAAGCCATTGAGTAAAGGGACTAGTTCTAACTAGCTTGATGACTATCCACTGGCTGAACGATTGCCCTCTAAGATTCTGGAAAGTAGGCATAGTACAAGGGTATCACTACACTTGTGCTGAGAGATAGGGCGAATCGAAGGGAAAAGGGGTATTCCTACCTTTGCAGTCAGCGTTGCCTCGAACCTGACGGGTTGGGGTTATTCCCCGTGCCAGTCGATTGAGGCACCTTATCCCCCGATTCGATCTCGGCAGCCGCAATCCGGACCGCGGTCACATTGTCGCCAATGTTGCGACGTTCCAGAGAGTCGAGTTCAGCGGCCGCACGCTCATCCTCGCCGCGCTCACGCTGTGCAAGCTCTTGGAGCCGAGCAGCGATCTCCGCAGTTTGCCGTGCGTCGTCTTGTGCAGCTTTGATAGCAGCCTGCCGCTCCGCTGCCGAAAGTTTTGCGAAATCGACCTCCGTGATTGCCTGTCGCTCTTCGCGACGAGCTTGGAGGTCGATGACCTTCTCTTGCGTACGCGACTGGATCTTCTTGTCTTCGGTCTGCGCACGGAGTTGGTCGCCCTCGCGCTTCGCTTGAACCGCAGCCATCTTGTTCGGATCGGACGGCATGCCCATGTTGGGCGGTGCGAGCTGCGAGAGGAATTGTTGGGCCTTCTGAATGATCGGTGGGAGCTGCTTCCACACTTCTTCGGCGCGCTTCATGATCCGACTCGAAGCAGCCTCGAGCGTTTGATCGAGCTCTCGACGGGCGCCCACGTCCTGCTCGGACATGATCGTCTTCATCTGCTCCTCGTCCGCGTCGGCCGCTTGCATTACGAGCTCGTAGAACTCGTTCGCGTACCAGTAGACCAAGTGCTCCTTCAAGTGCCCGAGCGCGGCGCTCAGGAAGGTCGGTGCGATGATGATGTTCTGCCCAAAGATGGGAGATTCCATAAAGTCCACGAGCACTTGGATGTGCGCGAGCTGATCTTGATCCGGGAACGCGGCTACCGGCCGACCGAGCGTCATCGCGACGTTCTCGTTGACTTGGTTCATCCGCTGCGGCTTGGGCACCGGAATGAGCAAGCGGTCGCGGTTCGGGATCTTGGCGCGCTCGAGGAGCATGAGCTCCGCCTCGCGTTGGTCGTAGAGCGCCGGCATGGTCGCGGCGCGATCGGCCACGATCTGCGCTTGCGCGATCCGCTGCACGTCGGAGAAGACCTCCGGGTCGGCGACGGGGATGCAGTCTAGCGGGCCCTCGAAGTCTTCGCGGTACGCGAGCACTTCACCGATGTCGTTCAACATCTCCTCTTCGGTGACGTACATGCGGTCGATCCGGTGGAGCACGTTGATGACGTACTCCATCGAGTGGTAGAGCCGCAGATGGATCGCCGCTTGGACCCGCATGCCCTCCTCGATCAGCGCGAGCGTAGTGCCCACGGGCATGTCCGCACTGCCCTCGGAGAGCTTCTCCATTGCGATATGGATCGCGTTCTGGCCGGCGTCGGTGAGGAAGCCGAGCAGCTTGAAGAGCGTCTCCGACGGGCCGGGGAACGGGATGTGCATCAAGAGCTCGCGAATGTCCTTCGTGCCCGTGACGCCGCCCTCGATCTCGAGCACTTGCGTCGGGTCGATCGCGGCTTGCTGGCCCGTGAAGTTGGTGCCCTTGAGCTTGGCGAGCACTTGTGAGTTCTGGATCAGTGCAGCATCGAGCAGCGCGCGTAAAGCTCCGGTCGCGGCTCCTGCCAACGAGCCAATGAGTTGGCCCAAGCCAATGTGGTAGGCGCCGCGCCACGGGATCATCCCGAACGACACCATCCACTGCATGCGCTCGAAGTCTTCGTCTTCCTGTTCCCAATTGCGGACGATCGACACGATCTTGTGCGACGGTCCGTCGATCGAGATCAGGTACGGAGCGGAACCCTTCTGCGACTCGGCGTCTTGCTCGAAGCTCTCGAAGCACGAGCATTCGTGCACGATCTTGAGCCCGTCCTTGTTGTAGCCAGAATCTTCCTTGCCTTCGATCTTCTCGGTCGCGGCTTGTGGCTTGGTGGGCTCGGGCATCTGCGACGACGTGTCCGGACCGATGTCGCGGTACATGCCCTCATCGACGCGCTTGCGAAACTCGTAGCGCGTCATCGGCTCGTGGTACGTCTGCCGCTCGGCCGAGTAGAAGTTCGCGGCCGCAAACGGGATCGACACTTCGTCGATCGGCACGCAGCGCGGCACGGGACGACGACGACGCTTGGCGTAGTCGGGCGTGAGCCGTAGATACTGCTCGCCGGCCAACGGTAGTTGCGTGAGGAGCTTCTCGAGCTCGGAGCGGAACTCCGGCATCTGCTTCACGAACTGCCAGTTCATGTATGCCTTCTTGCGCTCGGCCTTCTTCATCCGATCCGCAGAGGGGTTGTCGCCGGGGACGAACATCCGCACCGGGCCATTGGGCGGCATGAGCTCCTTGATCGCGCGCGCTTCGAAGTCCACCGACGACTGCGCGATCATCGGGTGCACGGCCTTGCTCGCACCTTCGAACGAGGCGCCGCCCGGTGCTTCTTTCCCGAGTCCAGTACGTTTGATGGCTTCGGCGTACTGATCGTCGCGCTTTTTGCGTGACTCCTTGTCGAGGTCGATCGACTCGAGCAGCCGCGTCGAGAGGGAGTCCAAGAACGGCTCGTCGAAGAGATCTACGATGTTGTCGTAGAAGTCTCCGACCTCGGTGGCGGCCTTGTCGTCTTCCTCGAGCCGGATGATCGCGCCACCGTCGTCGGTGTTCTCGATCTTCATGCCCTTCTTGTCGTCGTCGCCGAGCACTTCCGCGATGAGCGGTTCGGTGTCGGGATCTCCGCCGAGCTTGACGCGCTTCGCATCCAATGGGATGCGATGACGATCCTCCGGCAGCGCGAAACGGTTCGGATCTTCTTCGTCTTGTGGGATAAGCGGATCGAAGCCCGTCATAGTGTCACCCGTATGGAGAGTCGCGGCTCTTGAGCTTGAGTTGTTTGGCGCGCTCGATCTGCGCCTTGAGCTTCTCGGCCTCGGGATCTTTGGGGATTGTGAGTGCGCCGATGAAGTTATCCATCAACGTTTTGAGACCTTGCGTAGAAGTGTCGAGTAGATCGTCATGCTTGAGCGAACCTTCGCCCGAGTACGTACATACCTGCGAGATAACAGGCTCGGCCCAATTGCGGAACTCCCGAGGCTTTTGATCTGACTCGATGGCCCACACCCGGCCATGCGACCACAGCGGCGATACTACGTGAAGACGAGCGAGCTTGTCCAAATCGCCTGGATCGTAGCCTTCGGCCAAGATCTCTTCGGCGGCCAACGACTGAATCAGCGAGATCCCGGAGCTCTTCGTCTCGATCAGGATCACGTCGATCTTCTTGCCTTGAGGGCTGCGCTTGTACGGCCCGACGATCATCGGCTTGCCGCGGAACGAGTGCACGTTCACTGGCTCGCCGTAGCGACGAAGCCGTTCGGTCTTCACGCGCTTGATGAGCTGCGGAAAACCAAGCCATTCTTGCCACGCATCGAGCAGCATCACGTGGTAGACGGGCGGCGTGCCGTACTTGAAGAGGCCCCACACTGTGCACGCGGACGGATCGTTCTCTTGCGAGCGCTCGCGAACTTCGTTCTTCTGGCGCACCGCGCGTACGCGCCGGCCCTTGTCGTGCTGCTCCTCGGTGAACGCGGTGTCGAGTGACATGAGCACGAACTGGAACTTCGGCAACGCTCTGTCGTTCGGCCACATGCGCCACTGCGAGCGCTTCACCCACCCGGACTCTTCCGGATCGAGCACTTCGCCGTGGATCTCTTGTCGGCCGATCTTGGTGCCTTCGTACTTGGCAACGTTCTTAAAGTAGGAAGCAGTCAAGTTCTCGCGGTTCTCGTACGTGGAACCGACCGTGATGATCACGTCGGTCCGCTTCATGAGATCCCGGATGAAGATCGAGGGCTTCGGCGTGCCCGTCACGCACAAGCGCGGGTGCGGCCCGAGGCGTAAGCCAAACTGCAAGTTGTCCCACGCATCGTCGGGGTACATCCACGACGCGATCTCGTCGAGCCAACCGGCTGCGTGCTGCGGACCACGAAGTCGCTCCGGTGCGTCGCCTGCGAAGCCGCGGATGATCGAGCCGTTCCACAGCGTGATCGACGGCAACGCAAGGTTCTTGTCCACGATCAGTTGCGGCGGCACGACGGCGTAGAGTCCGGTCGGACCTTCGAAGCACGTATAGCGCACGTCGTCTTTGGTGGGTGCCACGACGCAGTACATCGACGGGTAGGTGGCGCCCTCGATACCCAACCAATTCGCGCCCGCGAGGGTATTGTGCGTAGGGATTAGTCCTTCGCCTAGCAAGTACAACGAATGGGGCGAATCTACTGAAATGCATCGCATGGGTTTAGATGCGATACGTTCGAAACCCACGATCATTCGATGATGATTCCTACTTCCTTGAGATCCTTCTTCCAATCGCACTAGGGCTGCTTTTCGTTTCAGTCGAAAACATTGAATAGTAGGGCGCCAAGTTACTCTCCACTTCGGGCCGCAATCCCGACCATAGATAGTTGCACGCCCCTCGACTGTTTTGGGCTTTTGCCCTAACGAACGGGCGATTTCTACGACTGCGTCAACCAACCGTTTATTAGTATTCGTGAACTCTACGTAGCCCCTCACAGGGCTGATAAAGCCGTCCGAATCTAAAAGTCCTTGAAGAAGAGCTATGCGTTGCTCTATAGACGTCAGTAGATAAATCGCAGGAACGTGTTTGTTCTTTATCAGTCCACAGGCTTTGAGCAGCCCCCGCAACCCCACAAAACGGACCAAAATTGCTTGAGATCGTTTGTCATACCCCAAGCTTTTAACTTCATAGGGGACATACGATGCTTCTTCTTGCCATTCCCTCTTATGACAAGTTATCCCGCCGTGCAAGCTATCCCCGTCGCCCAGCCAGAGGCCCAACGTGTAGGGGTCGATCGGTAAATCTTTTCGCGGGAAAACTAGTGCCTTACACAGGGGGATGGAATGATTCGTATCTTTTCGGTTTCCGTAAGTAAATGTCCGAATCAGAGTATTCGTTGAGATCGTCTGGGGCCCAGCCCCCCTACCCGAGCGCCATACAGGCCAGTCTTCAGAAAACGTTCCTGAGGTCTCAGGAACTGCGCGGTTATACGCTTGACGTGCAGCATGAGTCCACGTTGTCCACTGATGGTCTCCGCAGCAATCGATATACAACCCGTCCGAAAAATACAATCGATAGGCTTCCGCAGGATTAGGTACTTCGAATGTACCTGTCACATTGCAGGGACTCCCGGCCGCATCAAAAACCCGATCCCCTATAACTAAGTCCGCAAGACGCTTCCAACCCTCGGGCGTACAGACGGGAGTTTCAATGTCGGCCGCCTTACCGAACCCTCGGCCGGAACGGATGATCCAGATGTCCTTCAGGAATTGGTCGAATTCCTTCGGCGGGAGTTGTTTCTGACGCGCGAGCGACTTCCACACCATGCGCCATCGCAGGTATTGGAGTTCCTCGGGCGTGAACGACTCTAGGTCCGAACGGAATTGCTGAAGCGGCTTGGGGAGTTTCTCTAGATCGAGCTCGTAATTGAACTCGACCTTCCGATGAAGCGAGGAGAAATTCACGCTCACCACTTGATTCGTAATCATAAGTGGCGCCAATTCTCCCCTGCGTACGAGTACGCTCGCGACTGCATCACAGCCACGGGAGTTTACGCTAGTGCAGGTCGTCTCGGGGTGGCGTTACTCGGAAGCCTTGTCCACGGTCGCGGGCTCCGGCTCGATACCGAAGAAGGCCCGCACGATCGCGACGAACATGTTCCCTTTGCCCTTGTGATAGGCGCCGAGCATGTCCCACGGCAGTAATGCCGGATGTCGCTTCGCCTTGGCGTCCAAGATCGGACCGAGCGTGTAGCCGATCTTCGCCATGATCGAGAGCCACTTGTTGTGGTGTTCCTCGGCCGTGGCTTCGCGGTTCTCGATCACGGCCTTCACGCCCTTGATCGCCGCCTGCTTCGCTTCGTCGGTGAGCGCTGCCCACGGATCGCGGTGCTCGTTCTGCGCCGCGGAGTAGGCGACGATTGCCTGGTGCGCTATCTTCGCAGCCATTTCGATGTTCTCGTCGGTGATAGCACGTCGGAGTGTCTTCGCCATGATCATCCCCCGTAAGGTTGAATCGGTTGATTGGGCGGACTAGTGAACCACTTCTGTTGAGCGCGCGCCACGTGAAGCTGGTAGAGCACGTACTCCCGCGGCGGTTGGATCACTTCGTTGGGCGGCGGAAGCTGCGCGCCGTGAAGCGTCGGCACGAGCGACTCCGTGCTGCGCATGCCGATCCACACGCCGATCGCGTGCTTGGTCGGCTGCGTGGTGATGCTATCGCGGGGCACGTTTCGGGACGTTGAGCTCGCGAGTTGAGAACTTCATTGTTGTTATTCCTGAGAGTGAGAGCGAGCGGGCCGAAGCCCGCTCACCTAGTGAAACAACCGTCGAAGGAAATCGACGATCGCCTTTACCGCCCTCCTGATTAGTTCCAGGACGGAGCGGCCGGGGCCACCAGATCCAAAGGGACGCCCGCCTTGACCACGAAGTCGGACTCGTTGCCGGCCGCGTCCAGCGCGGTCAGGTAGAGGTCCGCGACGAAACCGTCCGGGGGCGTGCCGCCGCCCAAGCCGGCGATCTCGGCCGAGTCCACGACGCCATCGACGCCCACGGCGCTGAACGGCGCCGCGTAGACCTCGTTCGCCGTCACGACTTGACCGGCCGGGAACGCACGAAGCCGATGCTCCACTGCCCCCGGCGTCGGGTTGAACGATAGATTCGTGAAATTGATCTTTGCCATGAGAACTCCCTTGTGGTGGTTTAGAACGTCGGAGGCTTGATCCAGAAGTGCAGCCAATACCCCTTGTCGATCGACGAGAGCCACGCGCTGCACCCGATCGCGTTGCACGCACGCACGCGCGGGGTCCAATGCCCGTTGCGTGTCGCAGTGAAGAGTCGCGTCGGCACCGTGGTCGTGGTCGCATCGACGACTTTGTTCTCGTAGTGGGTGAGCTCCCATTCGTAGCGCGTCGCCGTCGGAACGGCCGGTGTCGCGAGCACCATCGAGTCGCCGAGGTAGCCGATCCGCGTCGAGAGAACGGTCGTAAACGTCGCCGGGGGCATCGGTGTAGTCGTGATGTCGGTCGGGCGCGCAGGCGCCGTGGGCTCGGCCGAGATCGTCTTCGTCGCGACGTTCGAGAACGCGCTCTCGACGGCCGCTGCGTTGTATGCCGTGACGACGAAGAACCATACGCCCGCGCACAAGTTGGTCACTTGGTACGAAGCGGCCGCAGGGTTGGTGATCTGTTGGTTGTTCGGGTAGTTGCCTTGCGCGAGGCCCCAATAGGCTTTGAAGCCCGCGAGGTTCGTAAGCGCCGTGCCATCGGTGTTCTGCGTCGGCGGGTTCCACGTGAGCAACGCCGAGCCCATGCACGATTGCGCGTGCGCGAGCGACGAGCAGAGCAACGCGAGAGCGAACGCGAAGAGGTAGCGGAACAAGGAGGGGGCCTCGTATTTTTCGGCGATGCTACACCCGGCCGCGGGGCGGACGCTAGCTTCGGTTGGAGAACGTTACCGTGTAAGCGTCGTACCCCTCGGCGGGGTTGATCGTGATCGTGATCGTGTCGTAGCCTTGCTCGTGGACCGGCTCGTGGACGTGCTCGAGCTCCTCGAGCGTGGTGTGCGTGATCAGGAACGTTCGTAGTGGGGGGCGGATCGACGCCGCTCCCATCACAACCGACGGGACTACCGCGGTCGTTAAAGCGCCGGTTAGGAACGAGCGTCGATCCATGCGCGCAATCTACGCCTAGATGTCGAGAATGTGAATGGGGCGGATCTCGAGCCGGCACATCGTAGGGTCGTGGCTCTCGGCGAACCAGCACAAGACCCAACCACGGTACTGCGGCCGCGGATCGTAGCGCTTCCACGCCTTGCCCTCGTACACGCCTGTCGGGTTGGTACCTGAGTAGTCCATCAACGCGAGGAATTCACGCGGCGAAAGGATCGCGACTCCGCGCTCGATCATGAGCCGCTTCGGCTGATCCCAACTGCGGCCGAGCGGGTCCGTGATCGGCGGAAGTCGTTCCGGGAGTGAGAAGCCAATCATTCGAAGAGATACGACGCAGCCATCGCATTCCCGTTGTCGAGAGTGATGAGCTTGCGCGCGCGAAGCTCCTTCAACGTCTGGTACGTGGTCGTAGTCTTGTAACCGGTCTGCTCTGCGATTGTGCTCTTGTGCACGTACTCGGGGTACGCATCCACGATGACTGAGAAGATCTTGGAGCCGCCCGCCCCGAGTGTGCGATACCAATAGTCGATCAGCGCACGTCCGGTCGGAAGCTGCGCGTAGTCGCCGAGCACGTCGAGGCCCTCTTGCGTTGGCAGCCACTTGTCACCATCACGCTTCGCGTAGCCCGCCGCGCGCAACTCCTTCAACGTTTGGTAGCGCGTGGTGGCCTTGTAGCCGGTGATGATCGCGATCTGCGTCTCGTCTGCGCCGTCGTACTGCGCGAGCACGGTCAAGACCTTGCGATGGCCCTTGCCGAGCTTCACGTCGATCGCGTCGCGTGCGAGCTTCTTCATCTGCGGACCGAGCACCTTCGCGAACTGCGCCGGCCGAGGGGCACCCGTCACGCGCCCCGGTCCACCAGGCTGCAAGATCGGCTTCAGTTCGGTGAGCAGCGCTTCGACGTTGGTCTCGTTGAGCTCGTCGGGCGTGACGGAGATCTTGTTGATCGACGCGAGGCGCCGACGCAGCAAGTGGTTCTGCGTGCGCAAGCCGCTGCGTTCCTTCGCAACGGCCTTGAGATTTTCGCGGAGTTTGTTGTGCCTCTCACGCCACGAGGCGTACGTGCGCGTTTCCTTCGCTGCGGCCGGTGCCTTCTTGCCGAGCTCCTTCGTGAGCCGCTTCACTTCTGCGCGGAGCGACTCGACGGTCTCGGCCACGACTGGCGTCTTCAGTTGCGATTGCAAGCGTTCGACGAACGCACCGACGTTGGCGATCTTGCCCGCGCGCTTGGCGAGCTCGGGCCGGCGCCGATCCGGATGGTAGGTCTTGATCTTACCCGCCTGCACCCGCTTCACGTCGTTCTCGTCGCCGCGGAACACCCACGCTTCGCCGGCATCCATGTTCGGCATGGAGTTGGTGATCTCGGTGCTCATCGCAGGCGTTACGCGGTCGATCCACTTCGAGAGCGCGTCGATCGCGTGCGAGCCGCGCTGCTTCATGAGCACGAGGTTCTCGCACATCTCAAGCACGGCCTTGTTCACTTCCTGCGAGCGCTGATTGATGAGCGTGATGCCAATCGACTGGTTGCCGCCCATGCGCACGATCTTCTCGATCTCGGCGTAGGTCTCGCCATCCAAGATCCGCTGCGGCACGAACTCGGCCGCCTCTTCGAGGAAGATGTGCCGCACGCCCTTGTTCTCGTAGTGCAGCACGCGGAAGCACTCGCGGACGATCGTCCGCCACGCGGCCTTGGAGAGTTTCTTGTCGTAGAGATCGAAGACTATTGGGATGTTCTCGGTAATGGCCGAACGCATGATGAGCGGCGCGGTTGCAGGCGTGAGCTCGAGATCTGGCTCTACGCCACCAGCCACCACGATCGGGTAGCCCTTGCCGCCCTTCGTTGCGGAGCGGCGCAAATGACGCCACACGCCAGTCGGATCGAACACGACGGGTGGGATGCGTGCATCCAAGAGCTGCTCGGCGATGCCTTTCGCGAGCGTGGTCTTGCCGGTGCCGCGGATGCCTAGAATCGCGTTCGCTTGGATCGCGTAATCCTCGTCGCGGATCTGCGCCGAGCCAATCTTGATCGTGCTAGCCATTCAAGGTCTCCAACTTATGCACCTAGCCAAGGAAGATCCCACAACCAGCCGCGTTTTTGTTCCGGCGTGTATGCGCAGCGTCTACGACGCCGCACGAGCGCAAGGTGCCAACGAATTGAACGGTGACTGCATGCGGCAGAGCCATGCAGGCTTCGTCTTCATCACTACTCCACCGCCAATTCGGTTGGGGCTCGCGGAGGCGCGCGGTGTTGCACGATCTCGTAGACGTAGCCCGCGACGTAGAAGCACGTCAACAGCACGATCACGACGACCACGATCAACGCGACCATGGAGCCGTTGTTCTTGTTAGCCACTGAGGTCTCCTAAAACGGAATTTCGTCGTCCCATTCGGGGTCGTAACGCACGGGCTTCGACGAGGCATCGCCCACAATAGGCTCTAAGAAGTCGAACGCGAACTGTTGCTCGCGTCGCTTGCTCTTGTCGAAGAGCGGCACGTCATGCTTCGTCGAACGCGAACGCTTGCGGTCGTCAAAGTTTACGCGCCGCTTGTTGCCCCCAGACTTCACCTTGCGCACGGTCATTGGCTGCCCCAATTGCCAAAATTGCCGAGGATCTCGTCGAAGTCATCCCACTCGCCGTAGGCGCACGTCGAGCCTCGAGGGACGTCTCCGCCCATACGCGATGTCGAACGCCGGTGCGTTGATTCAGCGAAGTTGACGCGCCGCTTATCCGATCGGGAGCGCGGGGTCTTCTTCGTCGGCCGCTTCTTCGCCATCGTCTGCCTCGTACATCACGCACATGCAGTCATCGGCTTCGCACTCGCGCGATTCGTCACGGTGTTCTTCGACCGAGTGCCCGCACATGCACGGACGGAGCTCCGTAGTCACCGCTGCTCCAAGATCTCGACGAGCTCGCCGAGGAGGAAGAGGGCCGTGAGTGCCAACCAACACGCGATCAAGATGCTCATCGGCTTACGACTTCTTCTTCGAGACCGTCTTGGCGCCCGTGACTTTCTTCACGGCCGGCTTGCCGGTTGGCGTGCCGTTCAACTTGTGCAGGTTCTTCGCGACCAAGCGTTGCTTGCGCCGGTCGTTCGGGTCGTCCTTGTACGTGAGCCAATCGTTGTTGAAGAGATCGAACGCGAGCCGCGAGACGGTCGAGATCGGCATGCCGCAGTCGCGTGCCACGTCGTTGATGGTCGGCGGCGTCGGGCACGAGGCGACGTAGAAGAGGATCGCCGCGCCGTTCAACGTGTTGATGTTCGACTTCGCGATCTTCGCGAGCAGATCCCGCGACGTGATGATTTCTGACTTGTCCATGATTACTCCGTGAGAATGGATATACCGAGGGCAAGTGTATCGCGTAGCCGAGGCGTTTGCACGCTCTTGTTTCCGTAAATGAGGGCATTTCGCCCACGTACACAAGCAATGTCGCGTCTGGCAACGACGACACCACACCTTGCGGCCATAGCACGCAGAGCAGTATTGCGCGTAGGCCGAAGGGCTCACACCGAGGGCTTACCCTGCTCGTGCGCGAGCTTCGCTTTCGTCCAGCCTTGGTAGTACGCCCATGGCTTGCCTCGTTCGGCTCGGCCGCGGTGTGTAAGGTTACGAGGGGGCTTGGGCTCGCCGCGATGGTATGCACGCCAGCCCTTAGCCATCATGCCGTTGAACGGGCACTTGGTCTTCGGCCGCGCCTTGTCGCCGCCTCGGTAGCGGCCCGCACGGAAGCGTTCGTTTAATGCTGCCGTTGACCCCGGCTTCGGCGGAGCTCCGCGCCTAGTCATTGCGGCTCCGCGCCTAGTCATTGCGGCTCCTATCGCGATCGAGCTCGGTGCCGTAGCTAGCGGCCGCTTGTCCTTCGTTGTCGTCCGGATCATCCGGCAGCGTCGGCTTCAAGAAGTTCTCGGCGGTTGTGACAAGCTCGTTCACCGAGTCATACGCCTTCACGTAGAGCTCGTAGAGCTTCGGCGCGCAGAGGAACTTGATCGTGCGGGGCCAGTTCCCCCACGGCCGCACGTCCAGCTTCTCGTTGCCGGTCGGCACGGCGCTGTGCGCGACTTGCGAGATCACGATGTGCCACTCCGCACCGATGCGCGTGAAGCCTAAGAACGTCTCGTGAAGGCGCGCATCGACTTGCAGCGACACTTCGAGGTTCACGCGGCGCAGCTCCATCTCCATGTTGCGGTAGCGCTCGTTGATCAAATCGCACAATTGATCGAGCCGTTGCACCGCAGTCGGCATGCGCAACAGCATGTCGGAGAGCGGCAGCATCGGCGGAGGCGGAGCAGGGACTTCGACGCGCGCGGGGGCTTTCCTCCGCTTGTACTTCAACGATGTCATGCGAGCAGGACGAGGCGGCGCTTCGCGGACTTTCTTCACGGCCATGCTAGTTCTCCTTGGTGCCGGCTAGGCACTCGTTTGTTAGCTGGCCTAACGAGTTACGAGTTCAGAGCCCGCGGAGATGTGTAGGGATGGACCGTGGGGACCGAGAGCACCAACGCCGCAACTCGTAGGCCAGTCGGTACGCTAGCCGAATGCGCGTACCGAATCAACTAGCTCCGCTGCGCGGGCAAGGTTGTTGGCACCAGTGAGGCGCGAAGATGCTCGTCCGTGATCGCTTTGAGCTTGACATACAGAGGGTCATCGTGGGCGAGCTCGCGGCCGCGCTTATCCCAGATCCGGCAAAGGCCATAGGTCCGATGCACGTTAGCGCTCGGTCGTAGGGAGCTGAAGCGTAGCGAGATCCACGGCGCCGGACTTGAGCGCTCGAACCACCAGCCCCACACGGTTGCGAGCATAGAAACGTCTCATCAACGATTCCAAATGAGCGCGCACTGTGGAGCATGAGATCCCGAGCACGTGTCCGATCTCCTTGTCGATGAGCCCGCGACAGAGCTGCTCGAGAACTTGTGCCTCGCGGTCCGTCATCCGCCGCGTTGTTTCCGCCGTGCCTTGCGGGCGGCCTTCGACTTGCTCTTGCTGAGTTGTTTCTTCTTCACGAACCATGGAAGCGGTCCTGTATAGCCTGCGGGTCTCGGAGCTTTGTTAGCCATGCTATTCATCTGGGTCTGGCTTGGGCTTTATCAAGTTCAAGATCGAATTGATCACTTCGAGCTTGGTCTCATCGCGCATGCCGATCGGCTGCCCACCAGGGATGCCGCCATGCTCGTGCTTCTGCGGTTGATCCCATCCGAGCTCGGGCTGGCGCACCGCGAGCCATCGAAGTGCTGCCGCGGTGTCGGGCGGGTAGTGACGCTTGGTCCGCACCCGCACGACCTTGCCGTCCGTCCAACGTGTTTCCGGGTGCGAGAAGATCTTCTCCTCGGTGTGCGTGTAGCCGGTCGCGCGATGGAACAGCGCACCGGCCACTGCACCATCGGCCGCGAGCTTGCCCGCCTCGAGCGCCGCCTTGAACGCCGGGAACTTGGTGCGCCACATGTGGTACGTGGCTTCGGCGATCCCGAGTGCTTCGCAGATCTGCGCCACCTTGGCGCCGAGCATCGCGAGGTTGCGTGCGGTCGCGGGCGTGCGCGTCGGCGAATAGATCGGCGGCCGCCCGCCTTTGGAGATCGCGTCGGACTCCGGATCGTGGTCGCCTCGGTGGCGGATTCGTTTGCGAACGGCCATGCGCGCGCGAGTCTATCACTTGAGCTCGGGCAACTCACGATGCTGCGTGCGAGGCCCGGCCCACCGAGCGGGCGAGTGCGCTCGGTAGTAGCATCGGCGTTCCCCAAAACGCGCGCCAAGCGTTGCTTGGCATCGAGCGGATCTTGCCGGCGAGCGCAATCTCTTCGAGCGTCGCGAGTCGCTTGCGGTAGACCGCGATCACGTAGTCTTCGCTGCGCACGTAGTCTTCGTACTGCACGATCTGCGACACGAGCTCGCACGTGCGCACGCGCCGATCGTACGCGGGGCCACGCACGACGTTCGGTCGTTGGCCTTGATCGAACATCGGTACGACTTCGAAGGCGTAGTTGAACCAACAGCACCAACACACTTCGTGCGTATTGGGTGCCCCGAGCTTGAGGCGGAACTCTGCGATGTGCACGTGCTCGTGCCCGCGGTTCTTGCACAGCGTGCAGTAGCGAATCAACGTCGTTTCCTCAAGCGGATTGGTGACGACCCCACACAGGCGATTGGCCGATCTCGATCTGTAGTGTCTCGAGCGATTCGCTTCGCATCCGCGGGCGAAAGATCCGCTGCCATAAGCTGCGCCACCACGGCGTTACTTGCGGATGCTTCGCAGACTTCAGTGCTACGCCGTCGTCGTTCATGTGTCATCTCCCTCGTTTCACCAAACGTACCGTCGAAGGAGCGGCGAATCTCTTCACGAGCTCGCGCTCCATCCAACGCACCAAAGTCTTTGCGCTCGGATCGTAATTGATCAGCGTTCCTTGATCGCGTACACGAGCGAAGCGCTGCGCCTGACTGTTCCACGCGAGCCAGTAGTTCGCTTTGTGCATGCGCTTGCGCACTGAGATTAACTTCAGCGCGATCCACGGCGGATTGCTGGCGCGAGAGCGCTCCCACAACTGCCAGTGGTTGAAGCCTGCGGTGCCTTGCGAGAGTTCGAGCTCCGCGATGAGCACACCGTGATCCGGAACATGTCCTTTCCATCCAGTCGTGCGTCCCAAACCGATTTCTCCACATTATGAGCACTCCTTCAGCGCTCTCCCTTGTAAGGATATATCAATAACCTCTGCCGCAACTGCCGATTTAACCCTTCCAAGCATCTCGAGCGAACGTCCGGCCTAGACGTTCACGACGGGGTGAACGCTGCGAACGCCGGGGTGGTAGATCCCTTGTAAGGATCTACCCCCGCCGCCGACGTTCGGTAGCAGCGCTACACACACTCCCCGTCGCGAAGCGTCTACGGCTTGCGCCTCTGGGCCGCCGCCGGACGTACGTTCGCATCTCGATTGAATGCCGAACGCTCCCCGAACGTTGCGTTCGAAACGTTCGCACAACGTTCACGCGGCGTTCGCTCTGCGCACGGTCGATTTGCGCGCCTCGGAGGGCCTTACAGGGGGTACACGCTTCGCAATCACCTTGCCTTCAGGCGTCAGTGACACGCGGCCTTTGCGAGCGAGCGACACGAGTGCTTGATTCACGCGCTGGCGCAACATCTTCAACTTCACGCACCGATCGCGGATCTCCGAGCGCGACTTGCCCGAGAGCTTCAAGCACACGTCGTACACCTTCTGCTCGTTCGCGCCGAGCGGGGCAGATTTCGCGGCATCGTTGCGCGCCACATCGGCCGGCTTCGGCACTTCATCGAGCACCACCGACCACACGGTCTTGCCTTCACGGCGGGTGCGCGTGGCGACGCGCTTCAACTTGAAGTATTTCGGCGCGCAGAGCTCACCATCCTTCTGCTTCGTGTTCTCCAAACACCGCACGGTCTGCATCGACGGCGCCGCGCCTTCGGGCACGTCCACCGACAACACGAATTCCGTATCCACTGCCTGCACCCATGCGGACGAACCACGGCCGCGCTTCGCATCCATGTGCCCGGTGTGATGCAGCACCAACCGCGCGATGCCGCCGCACTGCTCGGCCAACGCGCCGAAGAAGGCATAGAGATCGCCCGAGGCATTTTCGTCCGCGTCGCGCCCCAAGTAACGCGAGAACGTGTCCACGATGATCAGCGCGGGCAACCCGCCGTAGCGTTCCTCGAATTCGTCGAGCGCTTCACCGATCTCGGGGCCGCCCATATCGAACGCCTGCGGCAGCACGGCGAACGGCACGCCAGTCGTCTTGATCCCGCGGGCGAGCGCGAGCGCTTGGAAGCGTCGCCGAATACCTCCGGCGCCCTCACCACAGAGGTAGAGCACTGGACCCGCATGCGTCTTGTGCCCGAAGAACCTTCGCCCCACCGACACCGAGAGGCCGAGCTCGAGCACGAGCAGCGACTTTGCGGCGCCGGCCGGTCCAATCACCGAGGCTTCCGTGTCCTGCTCGAGCAAACCCTCCACCAACTGCGCGGGGAGCTCTTGCCGCTCGAAGAGGAGCTCGGCCGGGAGCAGCATGCCGTCGATCGACTTCGTGCGCGCGCGCTGCTCGCGTGGCGCGTGCTCTTCGTCGTAATACTTGCGCACCGACTTGAGCACGGTCTTCTCGAGCTCCTCCTCATCGAACGGCGGCCGGCAGCGGTCGCCCTCGTAGCGGAGCTTCTTCTCGATCTTCTTCCACGACCAATGCTGCGACACCCACGCGCCACCCATGCGGATGAGCCGATCGGAGCGCTCGCCCTCTTCGGGGTGCGCCTCGTCGAAGCGCACGCGCCGCTTCTCACTCGCCGCACGCAGTGCACGGGGAACCGGCCCGTACGGACCGAGCGCGGGGGTATCACCGTAGAAGACGACGTAGCCGCCCTCGCCACGCACGTCCACACCGGGCGCGATCATGGACGCCGAATTAGCGATCGGCCGGCTCTTGCCGTCGGCTTTGGGTGCGCGGTAGTAAAGATGCTTGCCGCCGCTAGGCGTGTCGATCTCGTACGGTGAGCCGAGGGCATCGCCTTGCGCGCGCTGCGCGTCGTACCATGCGCCGCCTCCGTGCCGCGGATCGACATCAATCACGACCAAGCCGGACTCGCCCGTCGCAACACCTATTCTCGCATCTGGGAACTTGTCGAAGACACGAGCGACGACTGCTACGTCGTCGGATGCGGACCATCGGGCATCGGAGAATTGCCCCCGTTCGGTGACGGGCTTCTTGCTTTTTGAATTGACCGGGAAAACCCACAGCCCTTGCTTGGCGAGCGCAATGGCCCTTGCACGCGCCGAAGCGCGTGTGTCGGATGACCCCACGATTACTACCCCACGGGTCTTTTATCGAACGCGGATGGTCTCGCGAAGAACCCCCCACCGCAAGCGGCTAGGGGACAATTACTTCGAATTACTTCGTGAGAATTACACCGTTCACTCCACCGCCTCCGTTACGTCAAATCGAGAGCGATGATTGAAATAGCACTTGACTCCACCGGAGACGTGGAGTAATCTACATACACGGTCGAGATACGACCTGACTGGCGCCTCGCAGGAATACAGGGGCGACTGGAGACACCATGACGACGACGACCAAGACCCTCCGTTACGGCAAAGGCTACTCGGGCAAGCTCGGCAACAAGTGCTGGATTGCCGAAATTACCGGCACCGACGACAAATACGGTCTCAAGCGCGTATTTCTCGAACCTTCCACGGTCGAGCGCGAGCACTTCAATCGCTCGCGCACGATCGTCAATTTCTCGTATGAGCTGGGGACCAACGGCCTGTACGAGCTGAGCGAAGGAGGCGAGCGCCAGTTCGTCGGCATGTTCGCCGACGAGGACTCCGGTGCCGTCAAATGGATGCAGCTGTCTGACGCGCGCGTGAAAGCGTGGGCTGCGGCGCTCGACGAAGGCAAATCCGACAGTGAGGCTCGCGTTGCGAGCGAGGGGCTCTAGTACATGACCAATCACCCGCGACGTTCCCGCGCACGCCTGGCTCGATACGGAGCCAGACTGCGCACCGTCGACGGCGAGCGTGTCGTCGAAATGGTTGACCCGAACGACAACGCACGCCGCCGCTACCAGTACCGCGCGACCGGCGGCGGCACGCTCGAAACACGCATTCTTCGTGCGGACGGATCGCCGATGCTCGAAGGGTCTGCGTGGGAGGCATACGCAGACAACGAGCTTGCGGCGCTGCGCGGCGTCCGCGGCACGTATCACCCGATACTTGATCCGCTCGGGCTCTGAAGCATGAACGACGACATCAGCACGTTTCAGCTCATGGAGCTGTTCCCGGACGAGATCGACGCGCGCGCGTACCTCGAAAAACGCCGATGGGGTGACGCGCCGTGGTGCCCGCGGTGCAGCGACGAACGGATCACGACGCGCGGCGGAGATCGTGTCGGCTATTACCGCTGCGGCGCGTGCTCGCTCGAATTCACCGTGCGCAGCGGGACGCTGATGGACCGCAGCCATGTGCCGTTGGCCGGCTGGCTCGCGGCTCTGATGTATCGCGATCAGTCGATCTCTGACATGGCGCGCGCGCTCGACGTCACTCGCAACTCTGCTGCCAGGCTGCGCGATGTGCTGACTGCCGCTCCCACGGCGCTCGACGCGGCCGTTGGCAAACTCGTCGAGACCGTGGCGACGCCGCGCGGGACGCCTGCCCCGCCGAAGCGCTACCGTGTAATGCGCGATCCGGTGCTCAGCGTTTGGAGCGGCATGCTTTCGCGCTGTACGAATCCGCGCAGCTCCTCGTATCGCAACTACGGCGGCAGGGGGATCACCGTCTGTAAGCGCTGGCGAGTGTTTGCGCATTTCCGCAGCGATATGAGTCCGCGACCGCCGGGTACGACGCTCGATCGCTACCCGAACAACGACGGTGACTACGAGCCGGGCAACTGCCGCTGGATCAGCGGTGGAAGTACCGCGGCGTGGTGACGACTCCGAACGGTCCGCTCTTTGTCTTCGAAGAGCCGGCCGACGCGCAGTCGACGCTCCTCGTTCCCAGCCGCACCGCGCGAGCGTGACACATGCCGATGGCACACAACGGCCTCGCGAAGCTCGTTGAAGAGAGCGGCGAGCTCTCGCAAGTCGCGGGCAAGCTCCTTCAGTATCCGCACGGCGAGCACCCTGACGGCCAAGGCCCGTTGCTCCACCGCCTCGAGCTCGAGATGGGTGACGTTCTCGCGGCGCTTCGCTTCGTCGCGCAGAAGCACCAGATCGACTCCTCGCGCGTGAACTTCTACGCCGCGTCGAAACTCGAACTATTCAACAAGTGGGACAAAGAATGAAAGCCGACTTGCTCGATCACGGTTACGTTCGCATGGTGTCGTACACGCAGCCGGTGCCAGAGGAAGGCGAGACAACGTTCACGCATGGAATGCTCTATCGCCCCGCGAGATCCGTGTGTACGCCGAAGCGATGATCGACATGCTCGCGGCGGTCTGCCCGATTGCGGTTAGTGCGTTCAAAGAGCACATGCCGCTATGACGACCGACGCGACACCGCCGCCACCCGTCGAGATCCTCTATCGCGATTGGCAGAACGCAGAGCAACCAATGGTGCAGATCCAACAAGTCGCGGGGCACTTGGACGTGAAGCAGTTCTTGGCCGTGCAACAGTGGATCAAGACCGCCTTCGTCGCCGGCTCCGGTCTCACGGCCGAGGCCATCAAGACCCACGCCTTCGATCCGGGGGATTGATGTTGCGCGTTGCGCTCTCCGTTCAAGACTTCGATACGACGGGCGCGACGCTCTCGGCATGTGGCCTCTATCGCTTCGCACTGTGGCGCCAAGTGCAGCACCCCGGCATCGGGGACGGCCATCGAAGGGGAATTATATACATGAGTCCCTTGACACGGCCGAGGGAGTCAAGTACATTGGAACCGTCGAAACCACCAACCCCGGAGACTCCAATGAACAAAGTAGGCTTCACGATCTACGCCGCAACGCTCAAGGCTGATGGCATCCCCGACGTGCGGGCCACCGTCCCGGACGAGACGAGCGCGCGTCGCCTTGGCCGCCTACTGCTGGCTGACGGGTTCACGGACGTTCGGGTGCATACCTGGAACGATCGCGCCGAGGAATACAGTGAGCTGGTGCTGTGATGCCGCGTCTTAGCTTCCACCAACTGCACACGCTTGTGCACTATGCCAAGTTCAACCATGGCCGTGGCGCCGAGCTTCGCAAAAGTCGTGGCACCACGATGTTCGCGCTGCGTGAAAAAGGGCTGATTGAGTTCGTCGATGCGCGCGGTACTTTCGTCCCAACCGCGCGCGGAGAGAAGGCGTTGGATGAGCACGGGTATGAAGCAAACGGCGAATGGCGCGGCTCCAATCAGCCGCGGAAGTACGGGTGAGCTATGGAAGATCACGTCACCATCAGCACGTTCCAACTGTTCCAGTTGTTCCCCGACCAGGAGTCCGCGCGCGACTACCTCGAAGCGCGCTTGTGGCCGAACGGCGCAACGTGCCCGGTCTGCGCCAAGGGCGACCGGATCACGACGCGCAAGGCTGTCGGCTTCTACCGTTGCAATCGCTGCAAAGAGGACTTCACCGTTCGCACTGGCACGATCTTCGAGCGGTCCAAGGTGCCGTTGCACAAGTGGCTCTATGCCATGTACCTGCTCGTGACGGCTCGCAAAGGCATCAGCAGCCTGCAACTGTCGAAGCAGATCGGCATCACGCAGAAGTCCGCGTGGTTCGTGCTGCACCGGCTGCGCGAGGCGGTCGGCGGTGAAATGGACAAGCTGCGCGGCATCGTCGAGATCGACGAGACGTACTTCGGCGGCAAGGAGGCGAACAAGCACAGCGGAAAAAAACTTCGGGCCGGGCGCGGCGCAGTCGGTAAGGCTGCGGTGCTCGGCCTGCGGGAGCGCGGTGGCCGCACTCGCGCCCTGCCGATCGAGAGCACCGACCGCGACACGCTGCACCGGGCGATCCACGCCAACGTCGAAGTCGGCTCGGTCATTCACAGCGACGAGGCTACGGCCTACGACGGCATCGGCGGGCTGTTCTTCGGTCACAGCATCGAGAGCGTTTTTGCCGTCATGAAGCGCGGCGTGCTCGGCGTCTACCACCACACGAGCAAGAAGCACCTTGGCCGATACGTCGATGAGTTCGCGTTCCGGCTGAACGAAGGCAACGTCAAGCAGCACACGCTGGCGCGCCTGGATGCGCTGGTAGACGCGACGGTCGGCAAGCGCCTCACCTACGCGGGGTTGATCTCGTGAGAAGCCGAGACGAGATCGACTACGACAACCACGTTTCGGTTCCGAAGCAGTGCGGACCAGGCTGCGAGTTCTGCAAGCACGAACGCGAACAGGCGAAGGCACTCGACGCCATCGCAGACGTGGTGCTGCGCTACAAGCCGAAGCCAAAGAGCGAGGCCGGGAAGGCCCGCAAGCGGAAAGCCCGGAAGGCGCGCCGCTAATGGCTAAGGGACTCATGTATATAATTCCCCATCGAAGCATGCTGTTCTTGATGAACAACCCGAGCACCGCGGACGCGCGCGAAGATGACTCCACTATTCGGCGCGTGAAGGGCTTCGCGTGGGAGTGGGGCTTCCACCGCGTGTACGTCGGCAACACCAATCCGACGCGCGGCACCGATCCCAAAGCCGTGAAGCTCGCCGAGGAACCGTGGTTGTTCGAGAACGATCGCCAGCTACGCAGGCTCGCTGCGCGCGTGGAGACCATCATCGCTGCATGGGGCAACGATGCCGATCGAGAGCTCGCGAAGCGTGCATACCTCGTGGTTCGAGACATCAAGCCCGTGCACGTGCTCGGGCTCACCAAGCTCGGCGCTCCGAAGCATCCGCTATACTTAGCCGCCAACACCAAGCCGAAGGTATGGATACCCAAAGAGGAGCAACTTAGAAATGCCCGTTCCGTCTGAACTGCGCGCGAAGGTCTCGCGCCGCTATCGAAAGAACTCCCGTAAACGGGGACTTACCGAGGTTCGCGTGTGGGTGCCCGAGGGGCAAGAGCCCATCATCCGCGACCAGGCGGCCAAAATGCGCCGCGATTTCGAAGGAGCGCCCAACATTAAGTGAAATAGGGCTTGCATGTAGGAATGCGCGCATTCATACTCTCTTCCACGGGCAAGGCCCGTAACGCGCGGGGACTGCGGAACGTCCTCACCGGAAGGAGTACGAAAATGTCGAACATCATGACCGCCTCGCGCCAGTGGGCCACTCGTCCGTCGGACGAGCGCTTCTTGGATCTCAACGAGCTTCACAGCGCGACTCACGAGTCCCGTAGGCTCTCCGCCGCGAAGGTTCTCTCGAACCGCGCTCGCCGCGGACTGCCTGAACTACGGCATCCGCCATGGGCGCGACGTGGAAGAGCTTGGCATCCTGCTCCGCAAGCCGCGCACCGTCGAGGGCGTGCAGGCGGCCGTCGCGAAGGAGCTCAATCCCGAGCACACCTTCGCCGAGCTCCTCAAGAAGCCGGTGATCACGCCCGCGAACGCGCCGAGCCCGACGCTCGCGGCGGTCACGGGTCCGAACTACGGCCGCGTCTGGAACCACGAGGTCGTCAACGCGCTGATCAAGCACTTCGGCGACGGCGTGACGGGTTCCTTCCGCGTGCCGGGGATCTTCGGCAAGGCCCTCACCGAGATCACGTGCGAGAACACCACGCTCTACGCGAGCGACCGCGACATGTTCGTCTTCCTCGCGGACGAGTCCCGCCGCATCGAGATCCCCAACCGCCGCAACGGCCAAGCGGGGTCGATGGCTCGTGGCTTCTTCGTGTGGAACTCGGAGGTCGGTGCGCAGACCTTGGGCATCGCGACCTTCCTCTTCGACTACGTGTGCATGAACCGCATCGTGTGGGGCGCCACGCAGTACAGCGAGATCAAGA